ACGCGGTAGCACTCAAGCGATATTATATAATTGTTCACAGGGTGAGCGAAAAATAAGTAGCCACCCGCAGTCGAGCCGCAGAAAGGCCCAAAGTGGGCCGCGGTTCAGAAAGGAGCCAGAAATGACCGCTCAGACCAAGAAGTTCAATGCCCGCACCGCCACCAAGGTTGAGTTTGACCGTGAGCTGAAGCGGATCGCGTCCGCCAAGTGCATCGCACTGGGCAAGATCCGCAACGCCGAAGCTGACGGCAAGCCGGTCGACGCCGCTGTGCAGGCGAAGTACGACGACGCTGTCGCCGCGTACGAGAAGGTTGCCGCTCAGAAGGCGAAGCGCTTCCCGAGCCGCAAGACCTACATGGATATGTCGGACAAGGAAATCGCCGCGCTCGACCTGAAAACCACCGTCGCGGGTATCGCCAGCCTGGCCTGCAAGCGCAGCCGCTACCCGCACCTCGCGGAAGAAGTCAAGGTGGTCGAGGCCAAGTTCCAGGCCCACAAGGCTGAACTGACGGAGCGGGCTGAGTTCGAGCGCCTCGCCAAGAAGTACGCCGCGAAGTAGCCTTCCGTTGGCATCACTTTGGAGGCCCTGCGTAAGCGGGGCCTTCTTTTTATTTACAGTACCTTTGCAGTCGCCGCGCGAGGGCACTCCTGCCGTAGCAGCCCTTCAAGCACCGCGCGCAGGAGTCCGCCGCGGCCGGTTCTAAACAACAAAAACTGGCTGCAATATAAATAAAAGATACGGCACAGTAACAACAAAGTGCTACTGCGCCGCATAAAAGCTACTAGCTAAATTTTACTGCTGGGAAATAAGCCAGTCAAACGTGTCTGGGTCGCACCGTACGGACTCATACAAATAAACGGCGCTTAACAGAATAGAAAAACAATCTTCTGCTACATGGGCATAGTCGCCATTGTCGCCAAGCTCATCCGTGTAGCTTTGGAAAGGAAACAACGCGTGCTCAAATACATACGGCGCTTCATAGTCACATTCCGACCAAACTGGATGGTGTATACCCGGTTTATCATGCAGTACAGCCAGGACATTGCCATCGGTGCAGGCCCATTTGGTGCCAAGATACTGATGGTTACCATCAAAGATTGCAACAGGCGCAACTACCGCAAACCATTCCGGATCGCGGTCAGCATCAAACATCAGCAACTCAGCCTTGCTCATCTCTACATAACCAAACATAATCACAAGTCCTTTCGATCCGCTGCCGTTCAGCCTGTCTGAACAGTCACAGCACACATTAAGTTCTTAATGTGTTACTTATATTATATCGCTTGAGAATTACTGTGTATGCAGTAAATATCTAAATCTACAATATACTCGCATGTATGACAAGGACTAAAGCTTGACCGCCGCGGCGGCAGGATAGCCTCCGCGGCCGGACAATGAAAGTTATGAACTGGCCGCAATAGCGCAATAAATATGTGGCGCAGAGGACCTGAGTCAACCCTGCGCCGCATAAAAGCTTGCCGCAAAATTTTACGGACGCTGCAAAGTCATGAACTTGTAGTAATGCCACAAAGCTTCGCAAGCTTCGCTGACATCGTCAAGATCGCCGGAATTGAAGTTATACGGCTCATGCGGTAAGTCAAAGGCCCAGCATTTTTCGCCGAAGCTATCCTCAAGGTCGCCATCCTCATTCCACTGCCACTCAATATCTCGCAGTTCATAGCCGAAGTTCGGATCTACTGGGTCGCTGCCGCAGATGTCATCCCAATCGAGGTAACACTCAGCCCAGAAATTCACATAGCCGCAACCAATCGCCAAAGTGCCGCGCAGCGTCTTTTCACGGGTCTCAACATCGTAGTACCGCACGTGCGCCCAAGCAACCCAGTCACCGCCACCAGCGTAGTCAAAGTGCAGATTCGTCAGCTGCATCGCCATTGCAATCACCTCACAATCTTAGTACATCCACGAATACGGGTCGTACGGCAGCCACTCTTCACTATCCGGGTCTTCGCCATTGCCTTCAGCCAGAACCGGGCAACCAGTGCAGTCACTGTCAAAGCAGGTAACATTCGGGTTATACCTGCACGGCATCGCCTCAGCACAGCCATATTCATCTTCGTAGTACATAGTCAATCCTTTCTACTTGTGCAGCTACTTCTGTTTCGCTACATCCTTGTGAGTTACCGCATATGCGGCTCATCTCAACCCACATTTTTATTTTATCGCTTGAGTGTTACTGTGTAAACCCTGTACGCAAATGTTTCGCATCTGATGCAGTAATCAATTTGACTACCGCGCCGGACACCTGCTGCGGCAGGCTAGCAGCCGCGGCCGGACGTCAAAGTTTGAATAATGGATGCGTCCGTGAGCGCGGCGCCCCTGCAAAGAAAAATACCTATGCCATCGCAATGTTGGTCGATCGGGTCTGAAAGATTGTTACGTAGCAGCTTTTGTTTCAAACAAGTCTGAAAGATTATTACGTGGCTGCATAAAAGTCAGCCCAAAAATTTTACTTACTGCGGCGCCGCATAAAAGCAACCACAATTACTTTCAGTACCGCAGCGGCGCCGCGACTTTTTCACAATTAGAATCCGTGCTAATTACGGTACAGTGCAGTTCAAACCGCGATACAGCGCTGCCGCGCCGCCCTGAATCTGAAGCGTTCTGGGGATTGCCGGATATAGTTAACTACTCACAGTTTACTTATCAGCAAATCTTATATGGTTATTATTTATATAATATAATATATTTATTAATAAATAATATATTATATATGAATAATACTATCAGGGGCACTGCGGCGCGGCATTACTGTGTAACCGCCCAAACCAACCAATTACAATCAGTATTAGCATTTTAGAATATTTTTATTTTAGACACGGGGGCGGGCCCTATTTTTAAATTTGCTCGCCGCCCTCGAGATTTAAAATTTTTCATAAAATTAAAACTAAAACTATAATTTTATAGTTTTATTTTTAGAATAATCACTATTTTATTATATAAATATAGATCAACCTCTTCCTCCTAGGGCCCGGGCCCCTACCTAAAATAAAAATATTCTAAAACTAACTTTGCAGAAAGTGTGTGTATCATATGCTAATACTTCATAAGGCCCATATATTAAGAAACCTTCTACAAGGTTATACAAACCAAGAGAAGGCTTCTGTAGATATATTTTTACCGGTATTAGCTTTGTAGAAATTCTTCCCAATCTGCCTCATATAGATTTACACCAGCAACATCTTTTACCCGTTGAATATCGGCCTCTGCGGCGCTGGGTAGTTGTGGGAGATAGAACTTGGTGTAGAGTGTCTCGAGTGATGGTGGCAATGGGAGTTGCAGTTGTGCAAGGGTGAGGACACAGTTGAGGATGCCGGTCGCGGGGATGCTGCGACGATGGACAATGGCCTGGTTGATGAGCCGGACTCCCTCTTTGATGTCAGCACCGTCCATTGGGTCTATCATACCATCAGCCACTGCAGTGTCTACCTCCTTGCACACTGACCTGTAGAGGTTGTTGAGCTCTCCTACCATGTACCGATGCGCTGACTCGCCGTTGGACTGCTTGGACGACTGGAGCTTAGCCACCTCCTCTTCCAGCTTTTTGATACGGCGATGCAACGACACTATCAACGGCAAAGAGACCTCTGTTGGGTCGTCGTTATTAGTACCTAATGAGATAGAGCGAGCCAACAACATTTCTTTGGTGATCGCAGGGACGCTGTGCCCCTGGTCAACATACCCTTGGCGAGACTCAACATACTCCTGTAGTTGGGCTGGCCATTGCTCGTACGGCAGCATAGCTACTGACTTGTACCAATTAGTAGCGTTTTGGTCTTCACGGACACATTGCTTGCAACGAGCATAACGTGGATAGAACTCAGCCTTCTCTTGGCCACATTCTGTGCAGACTTTCATTGATGCCTCCTTATGTAATTGAGAATCTCCTCGGCCTCTGCGGCTTTCTCTAGATACTGTGTAGCATTCTCTTCACCCCAGACCATGGACTGCTGAGCATAGATGCGGTATTCGAGGTCTATGTAGCGTTGTAAGTCATCCATAGCGTTGTCAGAGATTGGGATGCGTAAGTCTGCGAGACGCTTGCCAAATTCTATGACTGGTGAGTCTCCGCATCCGCAATCCTCTGCCCAACCTACGCTATCCTCGAACAGCTCTTTGACTAAAGCCTGAGTGTCACGGAGTTCCTTTAGTAGCTCACAGTACCTGTCAGTCGTCAAGAGAACCATTACTGCAGCTCCTCAACCCATGCCTCATAGCAGCCACGGTTAATCATCAAGTCGACACTCTCACGAGCCATGTCGTAGTCCTTGAACCAACCCGTGAAGATCGGGTCGTCGCCCTGGTTATCTACAACCATGACCTTCCACTTGTAGTCTGCCCAAGGATCGCAGTTGCACTCGTCCTCTACGGCCAGAACGGCTCGCACAGCATCATACATGACTTGGTCATCATCAGCATTCAATGCATCCTGCAGCAATTCAATGCAGCTGTTGTACTTGGCCCTGTAGTTATCCCGGGGCATGGCGGCGCGATACTGCATCAACACTGCCGCAATGTCTTCCATACTGCAGTCTTCTGCCACCATCTCACACAGCTCATCCAAGACGTCCTCTGCTTGGTCTACAGCCTCCTGCATCTTATCGTGGTCGTCCTTCAACTGTTGACGGAGCACATCTGAGACCCGCTCTTCCATGTGCAGTTCTTGATAGACTTGATGCAATTTAGTTGCTTTGGTATCATTCTCTCGAATGTACAAATCCCGCTCTTCTGCTGCTTGCACAAATGCGGCATGCTCACGATCAAACAAATCTTGCCAGTGATGCACGTCCTTAACCAGCTCTTCGGCCAACTCCAGGGCCTTATCTCGCTGTGCCGCCACATGGGCCACTGCCTCTTGATACATCTTTGCACCCTTCTCATCCATGGTTTGTCCTTTCTTATCGATAGCCATTATAGACATCTGGACACGGCACCGGGTCACCCTCAAGTATCACAATGAAATCCCAGCCGGTGCCAATATATCCAGTATTACGATCGACTTCTGCGAAGTATGGAGCTATTGCCATATCTGTGATGATGTCTCCATCTTCGTCGTACTGCATGAGGCCATCTTCATCAGTCTTTATGTACTGGTAATTAACCATCCAATACTCTTCCAAATCGCTAGCCGGCTCTTCTGCAGCAAAGGTTCGAACCAATTGACGGGCCTCTTCAATGGACTCCACGTTTTCGTACCACTCAACTTTGGATACTGGCACATAGTAGCCACCCTCTGCGGGCTCGTAAATGCTACTCCAGGTCTTAAGATACATACTGTACATGGTCACGGTCCTTTCTAGTAGATATACAACCACTCGCCGAACTCTTCAATGATTTGCTGCCGAGCTTCATCAGTCTCAGCCTCAGCCAATTTCTTGTGGAAGTCCATAGTCCTGTGGATGAAGGCTGCGTAGTTATCTTCAACTAGGTGCAGCTCCTCTTTGTATTCCTCGATACTTGCCATTTGGTCACGGTCCTTTCTCTGGCCCTGAGGCGCGCCCTGTGCGCTACCTCTCACTATTTTATTATATCACCTGAGGTTCACTGCGTACACCCCATCCACATATTATACATATTCTTGAGAATCACTGATTAGTGAGTAGATTTGCCGGATCTTCTGTGCAGATGTAGACTGGGGTCGCCGTGGCGCAGATCCTCTTTTATGTTTGATCGCTTTCTTCATTCGATTTTGTATGTCCTCTTTTCCAATACACCACTCTGCATAGTCACCGCGCGGGCATAAGTTACGGCGCCATAATGCTGCGTACCAATGCCGTGTATCTATTAATAACTGATTCTCTGCTTCAGTACGATACCTCATAGCTTTATGGAATATTCGGTCTACTGTAGCATTTGCAGTCATACATGCTTTACATATGCCCTTACACCTGCCATTGGTGTTACTGTAATAAAAGCTTGCTGGTAACTCTCTACCACATTGGCTGCATCTACAGAGCCATTCAGCCTCATCTGTTATAATAGGAGTTACATGATAGCCTAACCCGTAGTCAGCACCATAGCCATATACCGGGTATGCCGTAGTAATGTCATCTTGAATATGTAGCCAATAAATTGGATCAGTTGATCCTTCCCAATTCTGTGCTTTAGCTTCTAGCGGTCCAGAAATAAGTTCTAGTGGCTGCTGCGGGCAAGCACCTGATCGTCGGATGCGCCCTTCACGTATTGCATCAGTAAATGCTACCGGCAATAAAAACACTTCACCCTCCGCAGTACGAAGGGTTGAAGTGGTTAAGTTAACTTCAATATTGTCGCCTTGTAGCACTTCGGCCTTTTTGGCGTCTAAACTGGCGCGAAGGCGCTGTGCTTCAGAGTAAGCTAAACCGCGCTTTGCTGGTGGGCTAGGGTTATTCTCAAACAGCTTCATTAAGCACCTCATCTGCATCATGCAATACTTTGTAAGCAGCATAGAGCAACTTATACTCCTCGAGAAGTACAGCCACAATCTTAGTTGTAACTACGGTGGCTTCTGCTAACTCCTCCTTATTGATGTGCTCTGGTGTCAATGTGACAAGCAGGCCCATCATTACCATAGGATGAATGGTCTCTTCCATGTTCTTGATTACTTCTTCATAATGGTTCATTTCTGGTCCTTTCTCACGACTACTGCTAATCCTGTCAACGACTGCACTACTCGACTCAGATCTTTGTAGTTTTTCGACTCTTTGTCCATCGTCACCATAACTTGCTCAATGGCATCGATATTGCGCATAAGCCTATTATAGGTCCATTTCGGTGTCGCCATTTGGGGTCCACTCCTCTCCATAGTGAGTATACAACTCATCCAAATAGGTTATAGCATCTACCACTTCATTTTCCCAATACTGCAACGTTTCTACAGTTAGGCTTACGTACCCGGTACCGTGGTCGCCATTATGGTCGCACCATCCTTGAGCATTGCGTAACTGCTGAAGAAGTTCATGTAGCTTATCCATTGTAGATCGCTTCCTTTCGTTTTCCCAGCTTAACAATGTCTCCAGGTTTAAGTAGCATATCAGCATCAGTAGCTACACGGCCATTCACTGTTATAGCACCACTATTAATGTACCTACGGACTTCAGCAAACCCTATAGCCCACCCCTGAGCTACGCAAAATTCCTTTATCACCAGTCCACCTCCGGATCTTGCGTGATCAGCTCTTGCATATCTGTATATAATATTGCATCATCCGGCAAAGCTTCCATATCTCTAGCCAATTCATCAGCTATGCACGGCTCTCCTGTCCAGAACCCTTCTATCATGCTATGATACATCTGCGCATGGGTCGGGCACAAATGCCGGTCATCTTTGGCTACCCAACCATTAGGCATACTTTCAAACATATGGTAAATTGCTTTGTACTCATCCGTAGGCAAAATACCAGTATCTGCACGAAAGACAGTAGCAGCGCATCCTGGGTAATCACACGTAACAAGTAAACCTAGCTGTTCCATCGTTCCTCCAATGCATCGTCAATTTGCTTATCTCGCCAGCAATCATACATTTGATCGCCATAGCCATACTCCCAGTCTTCCATCATTTGCATGGCTTCATCCTCGGTTATCTCGCCTTCATCTAGCATAACTTCAAGGTCATGTGCATACCGACTTCTCAGATGATTGTAGCTCATAATCAGTCCTTTCTTGGTAGGGGCGGAGGGATTCGAACCCTCATGCTTTTCAGCGGCGGATTTTAAGTCCGCTGTGTCTGCCATTCCACCACGCCCCCCGCTAGTCTGCAGAAGGAATTGCACAACAATTTCTTTGCATCCAATAGATATTGTTAAGAATCTCATCTACACTACTTGCTGTACGCTCAGACTCTAGCTCGAAGTCATAATTGTATGTCTCAGTATACCAAATGCACTCACCAGGGTCCTGCGGGTTGACATAATACACACAAGAACAGCACCACTGTTTACCGGCAAAATCTGTAAAGCATATCTCACAAGCATGACACATACCACCTGTTTGAGACATGTAGCTGTTGTAGTAAGATGCCTGCCTAGCATGGTACACTAATCGTTGCTCTTGGGCAAGTTCTTCAGTTACATAAATTGGTCGGTGACAATGGTCACAGTATGCCTTAGCACTAGCATAAGTACATTGCCTCTTAATGCCTTTGCCAAGATGCTCAGCACATTCTGGGCAGAGAATTTGACCCGATTGAGTCCAAACACCGTAATAAGTCATTGCTACAGCCCTTCCTCTTCGATGTCTACTACTTCTGGCTCAACTTCATCAGATGAGATTTCATCAAAGTCTGTGTCACCAAAGCGATCCCACCAAGATTCCATTGCTTGTTCCTCGTCATCTGCTTCTACAAAAATATCGTGCAGAATAACTTCCTTGACTCGTACTCTATACAGCATTTGTCATCCTTTCTACTTTGAATGATACTTCCTTTTCTCATTCTCTTTTTTTATTATATCACTTGAAGGCTTCCGCGTACATATCCTCCATATAATTTACATATAATTTTTAATCTATAAGCAATTTTTTGCGCTGGCACTATGGCGGGCAAGCATCCAAGCATAATACTGGAAAAGGCCCGGTAATACCGAACCTTCTCCAGTAGAAAGGACCCAACCACATGAGAATGACCAGTTCCCATGGGCGAGAAATATGTAGACGGTGGGCATTTTACCGGGTTACTTACCTCACCCCAACACCCAAGGGTGCACTTATAACATAACCGTCCGGGCGGCAGCACTTCCAACCCTTCACCACTTTCGCAGGCGCCTCGCCCTACTAGAATGAGCCCATGATCGGTGTAGTGGCCAAGCTACGCGATACATATGAGTCGACAATCGTTTGGGTCTAAGCGTTAGCTACAACATGCAGCCTCCGGAATCGTACCGGACGAGAACCTCGCTGTGTGGGGCGCAGCAGCACTTAGCCACGCCCCACAATATTTAATTTTTACAGCTCTTCAGTATAGACCGATTCCTCCTGAACTTCCTGAGCGGCCTTCAGCTCGAGCATATCCATGAACTCTGCCGGATAAATGCCCTTAGCCAGGTTACGGCACGCCTCGATAATCTCAATGGACTCCTCACGGTGCAGATTCTCAGTAGCATCCACGCCATCAAAGATAAACTGCAGTGCCTTCTTGATACTTACGCCTTTGCGGCCAGCAGGCTGAGTGGTACGGATAGCCTTAAGCTTTTCAAGCTGCTCCAGAATGTCCTGATACTCCTGGTCCTGCTCCCAACCTTCACGGTCCTGATTCTTGGCCTTGTAGGTAGACTTCTTCGACTGCTGATTACGGATCGCGCGGCCCAGTGCCTCCTGGTCCTCCGCCAACTGTGCAAGAGTCTCATCATTAATGACCATTGCCTGACGGCCACTACCAAACGGGTTAGAGTTCTTAGCAATATCGCAAGACTCACGCAAAATCCACTCAGCGCATGCAGCAGTCAAATACTCCATGTAATTAGCCTGGGTCATAGGCATATTCTTACGGCGGGAACGATTCGACTGATTCGACTTCAGCAGCTTCTTAACTTCTTCCTCGCCAAAGTGCTTAACCTCTTCATTGACCAAAGCTTCTCCGCACTCCTGCTTAACTAAAGTATCAAGTGCCTGGACACTAGACTGCGAAGCCTTAATTTGCTCCAAGAATGCTTCATCACCATTTGCGCTAGCTTCCGGAATCTTGCCCATAATCTTAGTTGCCAACACCGTAGCGGCACTCTTCAAAATGGCAGCACCAGGAATACCACGCTTACCCTCTTCGACTTCACCTTCAACAACAGCTGCAAACAATTCGGACATAGTAGTCCCCTTTCTATTCTTGAGCCCTTTCCTTTAAGACTCACTTTTTATAATATACCTCATTTTTAGGCTACTGCATACTTGATTCGTCACTTTCCACGAAATTTTCGTATATTGGCTCATAGTCAATAGTCATAGCTGTGTAGCTGTATGAGACCTTACGCCAACGTAGAATGTAGAATATTTCAAAGCCTACGCCCATGACGATTAGCATGCCAATAACTACTAGCCCAATAGCTGAACTAATCACATCATATGAACACCCCCAAACAAAATAATTGAACAAACAGACAAATATCATGCCACCCAACAAATTGGCAAACAACAAAATAATGGACTTCGTGCTAGGTTCAAGGTTACGGATGAAGTTCATTGTAGGTCCTTTCTAATCACTAATCATTTGAACAGCTTCTTCAATGGAGTACCCTAATTCTAGGAGCTCTTCAAGTTCAGCTCTTGTCACATCATCGCAGGACTCCAAGATTGTCAGTGTATATTCATCTACTTCCATTGTGCCTCTATCCACTCGGTAGCAAGGTCTAGTGCCATGAACTCTGGATACCCGTCTTTACGAAACTGCTTATATGTCGAGACAAATTCTTTCACGGACTTTTTCACACATTTCGCAACCGGAGTATCCTGCAGCTTTCCTAGCTCAGGTGGCTCTTGCTCAACATACTTTTCTTTATGCAGTAGACAAGCGCCACACTTTTTTACAGACCCGCCAGAAACAAGCAAATCTGCACTATGAATCAGGCACCTATACCTGGTAGCATCACCTCTTTTCTTAATCTCTTGACAAAACCGGCAACGATCGCCAGTTTTAGTCTTACCGTCTGGATTTGGCATTTCACACCACGCCCAGTTTGGTGTCCAATATTTCAGCTCTGTTGTGTGTATGGTCATGTAGTCTCCTTTCTCACACTTTCTATATTATATCACTTGAGGGCTTCCATGTATACCTATTTCACAAAATATACATACAACCGCGATCTATTTTTAAAGAATTGTGTAGAAAGTGTGTGAAACACTTATTAATATGTACTAAGGGTTTAGTGATATGGCACTTTCTACAATATTTCACAAATGCCTTGTTCTTTCCTGTATCTCATCGTCGGATACTCCGTACTTTTCTAACCACTTTTTATTTCTGTATTCTTGTGTGCGCCCTTGATTTGCTCTATTATAGCACTGCTTGCAATCTCTACGGTACCGGTATTTGCCACTAGGTCCTTTTCCATTCCTGTAGAATTCAGTAATAGGCTTTAATTTGCCACAAATACCACAGACTTTAGCCAGTAAATTGCCCTCATCATCATATAGGTCTTCTAATTCCTCTTCGAATATCGCCACAGTGCCCACCTCCTAAATGGCGCTGGCATTGATGCAACAGCTCGATACCAAGCATGAACCTCATCTTCTAAGGCAGCAATCTTTCGATCTTTTTGTATAATTCTTTGTTCCAAATCTTGAATACGCTGCCTATAATATTCATCTCTACCAGCCATGTTGCACCTTACTTATCCGCATAAGTTGCTTCCAGTATTTAGGCATAACTGCGCGAGCTTTAGTTTTTTGAGAGCTAGTTAAATGCATTTTAGCAATAAGCTGTCTAGCATACTTGCACATCAATGGAGCATCAAATTTATTGAATCCAACGCCATCTACTATTATGGCTTCTCCGGTTTCTTGTTCAATACTGGTTTGTTGTTCCCAAATACGAATAATAGCCCTTTCTAAAGCTACATCTGAGCCAAGAATAAGAGCTTGCAGCTCTCTACGCCATTCCTTCTGTGTTAAGCTTTTCCAGTCGGTCATTCCATGCCTCCATTACTTCTTGTTTGCCCGGGTCCTCTAATGTAATTAGATAATGCTCATCTTTACAGTAGCCATAGATATGTCCTTCAGTATGAGTTGTACTAATTAGTGCCTTTTTAATATTCCACTCTGCACAATCTACGTATACTTGAAACATCTCTGAAAGAATACCTTTGGCTTCTTGCAATGTTTCTTGATTTGGAAACCGATCTACCTCCTTGAGTATTCCTTTTGATCTAGCACTGTAAATCACTACATCTACCATGCAATACCTCCTTCCTATTATATATTATATCACATAATATACCTACTGCGTCCAGGAATTTTTTTGAATAGTAAATAAGAAGAGCCCCATCTCTGAGGCTCTGCGGCGCAGGAGAGCAATTAGTCTGTATCAGAAATATTGTCTTGCACTTGACCTTTCTCAGATAATCGCTGCGTAAAGGCAGTAGTTAAATGAGGCATATTATCTAATGCCCATATCTTATCTGACCATACCTCATTTCCAGCTTTTCTACTGGCCTCATTTATTAGCTCTTCAGCAACATCTAAGCCATCCGCATGTGCTACAATATGAGCTTCTATGCTTTTTGGAGTTACCGGACTACCGTAGTCTTTTTTACCATGATGACTCAATATGATATGACGTAACAACTGTAATTTAACTTCATCCCATTCACTTTGTAAGTACGTCTCTGCATAATTTCCTACAAATTCCGCTCCAATAAATACATGGTCAAATAACTGTCCAGCGTACGTTATATCAATAGCTAAGCCTTCTAGTTCATAAGTAAATAACTTACCAATATCATGAAACATTGCACCAATAACTGCAAGGTCAATCCATGCACCAGTAGTTACCTTTGCTAGTGCTTTAGCTTTCTGTGCTACTCCTAGACTATGAACTAGAGTTCCTCCCATGTAATTATGGTGCACAGTAACAGCTCCAGGAACATGTAACCACATTTCTTTTGTATCTTCCAAAATATTTAATGCTACATTCCTATAAAAGTCGTCTTGTATGTCAAGGGCTATTTGGAAAAAATCTTTGTAGCATTGTGCAACATCATGCTGCCCTTGAGGCATAAATGACTCTAAAGCATCTATAGTATTAAGCTTAACTTTCTTACATGTTAGTTGCTTTTTGCCTAGATACTCTGAGCATTCAACTTTAAAGTTATATACAGTATTTCGTTTAGGGCCTGCTTCACCAGACCAATCCCAATAATTACATGTAATTGTGTCAAACCCATCATATAATTCCATTACTAAGTAGGGCTTACCAGATTTTGTAGTTCTACTAGAAGCAGATACTACTGCCAATGGGCACTCATAGGATTGACCTACTTCCATATCTACGATTTTTATTCTTGGCATACATCATCACCACTGTCTAAACGAATAAGAGCATATTTTAAGTATTCCGTAATTGCTTGGTTATTTGTCACGGCATCACCAGGGCCTTCCCACAAGTCGCCCCAATCTGATACATAGCCTGTTTCATCACACCTAAATACCATAGTTTCTGGTCCACGGTCAAAGGTCCAGGCATAATCTGCACAAAAATACTCAATTCCAGATGGCATTTGCACTTCATAAACTTTGCGCAGACCACCGTTTCTTTTATTAATTTTTGCTATACATTTGAATTGCATTGCTGCCTCGCTTCCTGTTTACGCTGTTTCTTCTGCCTGTGCTTGTTCCTTGATGCTTTCGATTTCTTGCTCTTTCCAGCCACTAACATCTACCTCCCGTTTATCCGCCCAAGACTTATTACTCATTTCTACATCAGCTTTAATAAAAGTCCTAAAACTCTCAGTCTCCTGTAAGCAATCTAAAAAGTACGGCACATGCCCAAGCTCATCTTCTGGCACTTGTAGTTGCACTTCATCATGCACAATATTAATCAGTTTGGTATTTAGATGATTTTTTTGAATATAGTCATATAAAACTACAAGTCTATGTTTGACCACGTCTGCTGCGCAACCTTGAATAAGCGCATTTGGTCCTTTATAGCACTCCGAGCCGCTAAGTCTGCGACGTCTGCCATAGAAATTACGGATCCATCCTCGTTGAACAATGAGTTGCTGTACTTTATTGATAAACACATTGGCTTCTGGAATTGCCGCAAAGTATTCTGCCTTAACTCTAGCTGCCTCTTCATAGCTGGTATTGAGCAATTCACATAAATGGTTAACGCCGACTCCATATAAAAGTGCAAAGTTAATTGTTTTTGCGCGTTGTCGTTGTGCTTTTGCCTCTTTATCTCCATTATGCAGCCTTTCTACAAAGTCATCTACTGGCTCTCTATTTAACAAAGCTGCTGTTGCCGCATGGACATCATAGTCCCTATTGATGAGGTCAATAAGGTGCTCAGATCGCATGTAATGCGCATAGATACGATATTCCACTTGTGAGTAGTCAATGTAGACGAGGTAGTTTCCTTTGCCCGGTATAACTGCACGCTTAATGTGCTTATCATCGCGAGGGATAGTCTGCATGGCTGGCTTTGTGATAGACATGCGGCCAGTAGTTGCTTCGCATTGGTTAATATTTGCGTGTATTCGATTAGCGCTATCTCGCTGTTCATAGATTCCGTATGCATATGTCACCAATAATTTCGTAGCTTGCCTATACTTTAAAATTTTACTAACTAAATCAATATGATAAAAGTTTGCTAATCTATCCATGGCATTTTTATCAAGACTAGGATTACCTTTATCGGTCTTTGGTATCCAACTATCATCCACGCCAACAGATATGAGGGCATCGTAGAGTTGTTTAGTAGAATTAAGATTAAATCGTCTCCCGACTGTTTCATATATCTCATTCTCCATTTGATCAGCGATACCTTGAAGCTCATCTTTTAATGGTTGCTCATATTCGGGATCCAGCAACATACCTGTGCGCTCCATTTGGTACAAGGGACGTATACAAGCACATTCTGTATCGTAGACGTCGTTAAGCTGCTCGCTATCCAACATTGGATACTCGGTATAAAAGACCAAGAAGCAATTATAAATGTCGGCATTGGCATAGCTTCCGAGTAAGATTTCTGGTAATTTATCATAACGTTTTACCCGATGTGACCGTTTATACTGGTCTACAGTATCCTCATATTTAACAATACCGCCGTGTTCTTCAGCAAGGGCGCGCAATGTAAATGTCTTCCGGTTTTCATTTATAATCTTAGTAAGTACTAATGTATCATGCAATCTACCGGAAGTAACAATCCCAATATTCTCTAACATATGCATGTCGAACTTTATATTATGCGCGACCTTTTCTATATCCTCTGTTTCAAACAAGGGGCGCAAGCGGCGCAGAGTCTCAGGATCTCCACGTAGTGTCCAATTTTGCTCGCCATTACCTACTGAGATAACAAACGGTAAATCTTGAGGCACAGCATTTTTACCCGTACCAACCCATCGCCGCACACGCCCAGGAGGCACATCTTGACTAGACTCATAATATGGAAAGGTCTCAGTATCGAAGAACATAAACTTTCTGTCATTCCATAAAAGTGGAGTAAACTGTTGAAGCACTAAATCTGGGTCATCAGTAGTTATTCCAAATTCTTCAAAATTCTTTGCATCAAATGTTTCAACTGTTCTAGGCTTCACTGTCGGTAGGCTCTTTGCCTTCACTTTGGGTTGTTTCTGGATTGATGGGCCTCCATCTAAGAACAACATTTCCGTCTGCATCTTTTTCCTCCTGCAAAGACATTTGCCATTTTTCTGCCAGTAAACCTACAAGCATATCCATACCAATAGCTATTCGTTGTACATCAGCATAGTACTGCATTTGTGCTTGCCGCTGCGGCGCTGTGTTAAAGTTTTCTGGTCTAAGAATCTCTGCCATGATCTGCCTCCATCTTTCTTGGGTATTGTCCTTTTATATCTGCAGAGAAGTCATACCCATTAACTTCTCCATATAAATAATACATTTCAGTTAGAATACGATTCATCGTATCTAACTCATCCTTAATTTGTTTCAGTACCTTCGTCTGCGTACAAATCAGGGTTTTCAGTTCTGTGTCGTTCATATTCCTCCCATTCTACCATCTTCCATTTGTAGCCATACGCTTTCTTACGGCGAGACTTACCAGTTGCTACTGACCGTAAAGGTGTCCTTGTTTTTCTACCTTGTTCTTCCATTGCTGCTTCAGCTGCAGATATACTATAAAAGATATACAAAACATTATCTTGGTCATCCATCATAGCTACACATTTTGAGCTTTTATTAGCCCCTTCTTGGTATGCTCTACGGGTATTTTCTGCCTGACCTACAAATTCTAAATTGCTTAAGTCATGATTAGTTTTATCTACATCTACATGGTCTATCGCGGGTATTAACTTTGATGGAATAGGCTTAAAAGTATATGCAACAAGATTATGCACATTAAGACTTGTAGACTTGCCATTTTTTATTACAGATACACGAGGATACCCAGTATGGTGGGGGTGCTCTGGCATAAGTTCACCAGTAGCCTTATATACTTCACCAGCAGGATTAATCCAATAATCACCAAATGTTACACCATCCCACATTAAAGGTACACAGTCATTAGGCACTGTCGTTGGCCTATTAATAGGCCGTCTCCATGTTCTATCCATAAATAGCCAATCCAGCCTTTCTAGCAATTTTAGTAGCACACTTTTTGCATATAGTTGTGCTACTTATTTTCCGTTCTACGAAACCATTATCGTCCCCTTGTTCCCAACCTAGTGCAAGATTACAACGATCACCATATACCATTGATTTATTACATATGGCACATTGCAGTTTTCTTGGTGTCATTATGCCTCCTCAAATAAGCTAGGGTCAATCTTAGGAGGCTGGGGCACTGGAATATTCATAAATTCTTTACCGGTTTCAGTAAGGCTATACGCATACCTATTGCCTCGTGACGCCCCTTTATACCCTTTAGTTTTTATCCTATTAACATGGCCCTTTTCAATTAAATCTAAAATTGCATATCTACAATCTGAAGAGGACACATGTGCTACTTTGGCGATTTCTGCGTAGGATGTTTGTTGCATACCTATGTAATCGATTGCTTGACATACTGCTTTTTGTACAGCAGGTTTTTCTTTTGTTTTATAGACAATCATTGCCATATTACTCACCTCCTTTAATATTATATCACATTTTTATTCTATAGACGCCATCAAATCTTCATAGGCATCATACCGTACCTGACCATTCGCATCTAATAAGCCGGTTTTAATACCAGCCTCCTGTAGTAATAAAAGACCATGTACATCATGATACTGCTCTATATACCATACTTCAGCAAAGCCACCTGGTTCATTAATTATCATAGCTGCACATTGGCTACACGGCGCTAAACTACAAATCATTATCTTATTAGTATCGTGTGCGGTCAATTTAATAAGAGCATTTGCTTCAGCATGTATACAAGAATACTTACCCCCATATTCACATAGGCATTCTACAGGTGATCCTTTGGCCCCACCATTAATACCAATACTGTAGATTTGGTGCAGGTCATTTGAGCAGATTAGGCAGGATACCCCACGGTCTTTGCACTTAGACACTTCTTTTAATTGCCATACAAAAGATTGAAAAGCTCTACCTAAGTTCTTATTCATCAGCTAACCTCCAAGTAACACCAGTAACATCTTCTATCCTATCAGAAATATATGTTGGCACAAATATATTTGTATCTTCTTTATATATACGTTTTGCATAAATTCCATTGAACGGCTTAATAGAAGTGTCTTCTGTGCAAGTTATTACTATTTCTAATGAATCTTCTTCATAATTGAAGAACTCTAAAATGCATTGTAGCATTTGCGCCTCAAGGTATTTAAATGCAATATCTACATTATTTTTGATGCTACCTTTAACTGTGTAAAAAGATTTGATAGGATTATTTTGTTGAGACTGCCTAATTCTTTTTGCGCATATTTCACATGACGGTAGCACATTATACGTGTATCGTTTGCCTCCTAAGTATGGAGGTACTACAAGTAAAGATTCCTCTATAGTACCGCCGCATATCGCACAACTATTAAAAAACGCACATGTCTGAAGCCATGCATTGTGTGATAATACTATAGGAGGCGCTGCGGTATACTTAGCTTGCCATTCTTTCCATATTTGCTCATAAGTAAAGTTAATAGGCTTCAAATATTGTGAGTATATTGGCTCAATTAACCCTCCGCAAAACCTACACGTACATGTAGCAAATGAATCTGGATAATGTCTACCGCATAATGTACATGTTTGTGTCATTACTGCTCCAGCCAAGTTGCAAATCTTTTATGTATCGGCAATATGTGCTTATGCGATAAAAATAGATTATCATATGCTCTACAGATTGCTCTGTATTGCTCAAAATCTGTAACATAAGTTTCTCCACGTGCTTGTGCCGCTTTCCACATTAGCCTAGTATTACCTGTGCAATAAATGATAACACAATCATCAATTAGACGTTCTAAATGTAACATCATATTAATAGAAATATGCTGTTTACCACGGAATATTGGGCCATATACCATATCACTATACCAGGCACGATCAATTATGGTATTCCAAAAAGTATCATTTTGTACATATTCATAGTACATATCATACTGCTGAGCAGCTTCTATATTGTCAGCGGGAGCCCCAAAATGTTGCACAGACATGCCAAGTAAATCTGCTAATTTATTAGCTAGATATGTTTTACCGGAGCCATCTGGCCCTTCAATAATTATATTCATCAATCCTCCAAACAAAGTGGATATTCTGCTCTAATAATATCTATAGGTTTTCTTCCTTTTTTATAAGGGCTTCCACAGCTAAATTTACCTTCTTTGCAACCACCAAATTGGCAATCAAAGCCAAGAATATCAGGAGAGAAAAACTGTTCCCCATACTCAGACTTTAATAGTTCATTCCAAATCAATAATAATACATAACGTGTCTCATCTGAATTTCTTCTACATGCGCGCAATTTTATCATATATTGCCATTGCTGTACATTAGCCTGAATAACTAGCACATTACGTAGACCATTTGGCATTATATATCCTGCAGCATCATTATCTGTTTTTGCAATGATTTTATAGGTATCAAATGCGTGTGAGCACTCCTGTAGATACTCATCGTATAGCGTAGGTGAATTTAATTTTAAGCAAGGATATGGTACTACAAACATTTTAGACCAATCATCTAAGGTAGAAAAGTCCGACCAATCACTATACTGTAAAGAGCCACTTACAAAGTCTGCGTGTTGATGTGTACGTATTTGCGCTAAAAATCTACGGCTAGCCCCCACAACAGCTACCGTATAACTATCAAAACGCTTAATTGTACCGTGTTGCATACTTGCTAAAGTTTTCTGTAAGCCTTCTTTAGATGGCTTTTTAGCAAGAGTATACAAATCAGATAAGCTTTGTATTTGATGTCCTCTTTGTGTAAGTCTAGCCAATAATGGTGACATATATTTAGCGTTACTTGGCTCTTGCAAAATACCCACTTCTATCTTATTCATCAATAGCTCCTCTCACTTGTGCCCTGAAAATTTCATAATCTAAATCAAAGTCTTGACATAAATCATAAAGATCTTGCTCTGAGAAATGCTGAGCTTCATCTTTAATAGCTTCCCATAAAATTAAAGTTCCATTTAACATATCGCCTATACCAGCTTTCATTTTTAATTCAAAGCCTCCTTCAGTAGGCTGAATATAAATATAGCTAGTTGGTACAATAGTCTCTCCGTCATTTTCTAGTAATAATGTTGCATGCTCTATACTCATATCAGTACCCACTATCTTGCCGTAAATGATTTGTAATATTCTTTTCTGCATATATTTCTATAATTTCATCTGAATCAAGATTAAGTGCTAATGCAATATTCCAAATAAAATGTAGTACATCAATGAATTCTTCTTTTGCTGCTGCAAGATGCTCAGCTTGCTCTTCATCTGTCCAATCATAGGTTTTCCATGCTTTAAAGCCCTCAAGTTCCCGCAACATTTCATGTAGCTCAGCTTCAGCATATAATGTATGATTCATAATATACTGAGTGTCACCTTGAAAAATACCTAAGCGCCTTTGAAATTGACTCTGTAAATCTAGCATAGCTTGTAGTGCACCATCACCATTAGTGCAATCTACTAAAGTATACCCACGTCGCCGCGCTTCTGCTAATTCTTCATTTGATGTGCATGCCATCTTTAATTCACAATTATCATTAAAAGCCAAAATCTTCATTGACAACCTCCGATACACTCATTTGCCTATATGATGTAGTTGTAGTACACTCTGCATAAATTTCTGGATAATGCACCTTAAGATATGTACTATCTACGGAAGTTCGAGTTCTAGGACTCCAGACAAAAGCATAGCTTGGTGAAAACCCTTTTACATGTGTTGTAAGCTGCCTCTTGATTAATGCCTGTAGTTCTTCTAATCGTTTTTTATCTTCTTTTTGACGCTGCTTAATTTCTAAATATTCTTTACCAATTGCCTCAAATTCTGCACTGAAGTCTACAGGTTCTTTATCTAATTCATCTGCCGGGAATAACTCATTAAATAACTCATTATCAGCCCCTTGAGCATCTGGCTCTTGTAACTTAAGTACATGATTATTCCAAAAATCATCTAATTTCGGTAAAATCACTTTTGTATACAAGTCTTTATCAAAAAATATATCATATTGGAAGAACTTATTGCCTCCCGCTAAACAGCATATCCATCCTCTATGAATACCAGTTACAAACATATAATGCTGTACTTGATAATAATAACTTTCTGGAATTTCTCCATTTTCCCACTCTGTGACTAACTGTGCTCCTGCTGTTTTACACTCTAAAATACCCTGAATTTCTCCTGCTTCATTAAGAACTAAACGATCAATATTAGCTAATAAAAACGGAAATTCATTGCTTTTAAAGCTACAGTCTGTTTCATAACACTTTAAGCCAGGGTTGCGGCGCTCAAATTCGTCGGCTACAATGGGTTCTAACATGTGACCCCAATGCATTCGTTCTTTTGCAGCCTCACTAGGCTCAACATCTTCTTGAAATTGCCCAGTTTTATTAAAGTAAATCTGTAAAGCACTAGACCATTGATTAACTCCACAAATTGCGCCAACTTCAGAACCACCTACTCCTTTAGATCTTGCAGCAAGCCATGCCTCTTCATTTTCTGCTTGTGTAGCAGTAGAGGAAACACTACAAAAAGGCTTCAGCTTTTCTAAGATCGACTCTTGCATACTTACCTCCTCTTATTATACTGCATAATTTCTATTAAACCAATTACAATTACGCCTAATAGCCATATAACTGCCATTATAAGCGCTGGGCCCCATATTGCATACCAAGGCCACGAAATTACTCCTGCTAAACAGAGAAACTGTGTAATAATGCCCCAAAGTAAGCATACGCCACCGATCCCTATTCCAGAAGATTTATCTGACATTTTTCACCTCCCTAAACTTCTCATCAATCTGCGCCTTTAAATCATTTAAAACTAATAAACAAATATCTTCAAAGTTTTTCATAGGCTCTAATGGAACATTAACTTTTACACATAGCTCTTCTTCTGGCCATATTAGCCTAACTTCTAACCACTTAATATCATATATAGATAAAGCAATTACTAAATGAGGATTGCATTGTAAAAATGTTGCAAATGTATTACATTCCATGTTCCATTTCATCCTTTGTATATGGTTGTGCTTGTACAGATTTAAAGAAGGTAGCGCCAGTTGCAGTAAGCTTGTAACCAAACTTACCCTTATCTGAAGCAAGATTATTAGCAACCATAAAATGTAATAATTGTGTAATAGTATATTGATCTGTATTAGTTTGTACGCATGCTTCTCGCTCTGTAAACCAATCCATACGTAATATACCCTCTACAGCTACGTTGTGGTCCATTAATGGTACAGCTAAGAAGGCTTTACGTAAATTACTCATTCTATCTTCAGAGGTATCTGCCTTTGCAAATTCTTTCTTTGATAACTTATCATATTGTAATGCCGGAGAGTCGTACACACTCTGTAGAAAATCTACAATAAACTTTACGTGCTCTGGTTTAACAATAATCGATTCATATGTGTCATCAGTAGACGCGGTGCGGGCCGCAGCGGCAATGGATAATCGGGCTAATTTTAACCGCATATCAGAGGGCTCCGCTAATGGTACTGCGGAAGAATACTTTGTAGATAACTTAATAGCTTGACGCAGTATTTCTTGTGTTGCTTCATCTGTAATAACTATTTGCTCTGGAGAGCGCGACCAGGCCCACATAACACCTTTATTACAAATATCTGATGTATATACATGAGTAACTTCTGGCATAGTAGAATAATCTACATTGATTAGCTCTGCAGTAACTTCACCGGAAGCAACACCAACTGCAAGATCGAGTCGTCGCACATCTTCAGCTGTACCAAATAATTTAAGAATAGCTTGAACGCCATATGTTTCACTTGCAAGGGGCCGACCACTTCGTGGGTTGCTAATATAAATAGCCCGTGTTCTAGCGCTAGTTTCATCATTTACTACAGCTTTGACACGGCATATTCCAGAAGAGCGTATTTCTGAAAGACTTGCAATATCCGCTTCAGACATACCAGAAAACTCATCAACAGCTATAAGTCCCCCGTCGTTAAGAGGGAATGCACCCCATATAAGAAACCAACTATTGCCAGTCTGTTGCATGTTGTACGTAAGGCCAGTACGCTTAGAGGACTCTCCAGAAAGCATTTCCCCAAGATTATAGTGTCGCATAAGCTGTTCAACAATTGTAGATTTAGCTTGTCCTGAATCTCCAATAAGTAATACTTCGCCCCATCCACGTTTGATGAACTGCCCTTGGAAGTAGAAGTGCAAAGGCGTATGATAAATAAGATCGACAGCGGTCGAGACGGCCCGTCTATCCCAGACTCTAGTGACATTGTATTCGAGATCTGCATGTATTTCTTCAAACTTATCGCCTACACTTTGTCCAACTGAGCATTTTAATATATCTAATGCTTGCTTAACATCTCCATCAATATGAAAATCTGTAACAGCATCATGCTCAGGGTATGCTTTGTCAAATATAAAAGTTGCACGTTGATTTTTTGGATGATGATGCATATATCCAGTTAATGTATACCGCTTATTAGAACGTAGGTTTCGCCCCATGTAATAACCCATACGTACTACATGTTCTTGCTCTTTATCAAATGAAAATGAAGTATCCGCAATTGGCACCATACGAACTTCTTCAAGGTTGCCATTAGATAAAACTTCATATTGCCAACTATAACACTTAGGAGGCAACCCAAGCTCTTTTATAATTACATGACTTTGTACTTCATCTGTACACTCAATTAAACTTAATGGTACATTTGTATCTGCTTTAAAGATACGCTCTAATGGCCCTTCACTAAGTGGACAATAGTTACATGCTTTACCTTCTTTATCTTGTGACATGCATTGAGCAAACACTTTATACGGAAAAACACTACTGGTACTAGACTTCCCACTAATCATTACGGGCATCTTAATTCTTTTACCAGTGAATGCCGCATCTACAGAATGCACAAGAGTAGTTTCTATAGCATTAGAATCATCTATTTCGCCTGTATCTTCTAAAGCTGTTGTAGCTGTAACAGCATTAGAAGCGAGTAACTTAATAAAATCTTCTTTAGTTTTACCAGATACAAAGTAGTCTGTTAAGTCACCTTTTGTAGGAAACCCTTCAGGCCATTGTAAAATTTTTACATCGCATATACCGGTAAGGCGCCGGAGTAGCTTTGCAGAAGCGGTAATACCTGCTGCATCATTGTCATAACAAGCATATACTCGCTGTACATTTTTAAATAAAGGCGCCCAGCTTCTGTCCCAAGAACCTGCTCCAGCAGTACTTGTTACTGCAGGAATACCGTGAGCTTCACAAATTAACCGGTCTAGTTCACCTTCAGCCATTACAATAGCTTTTAATGGGTGCATTAAATTCTCAATACCATATAAGCGAACTTTACCAAAAGTATTACCGGTTTCATCACGATAATTAATTACTTTTTGTCGATCATCTACAGGCATTCTAGTATAAAGCCTGATATTTACAAGATTATATAACTCATCATAAATTGGAATGCTATACCGTTCACCATTCCAACCAATTTGATACTGCTTAATTATTTCTAATGTAAGGCCTCGCTCAGTGAGTAAAAAATTTAAAGTATTACCACCAGTCCGTAATAAATCATTATGCCACTTAATAGCTACTTCAGGGTCTATTACATCAGTGTATAATTCTTCACCATCTGGGCGCGACAACCCTAGAGCATCGCCAAAAAAGAACCAAGCTTCTTTAGAAGACTTTTTATACTTAGTTTTGTAGTACGTATGTATATTACCTTTAGAGTGGCATGTATTACAGTAATATACACCAGATTCCAAATTAACAGTAAAGCTAGGAGACTTATCTACGCCTCCTTCATGCAATTCTGGAAACGGGCACCGTGTCTTATATTCGGCATCTCCGTGTCTTGTGCCATCTGGTAATTCGTCTAAAAAGAATGCTTCAGCATCTACCGACTCTAGTATTTTGTTACGATATTCTGGCCATTTCAACTTGAGTCCTACCTATCATATTTAGCAATCAATTCTGCTACTCGTGCACTAGAATGGCCGTCGCATGCTGCACACGCCCATTCTTTACATGCTAAATCTTGTTGCTGCATACCTTTATCAAAAGCATCTCGCAACATATTTATAAATGCTTCTTCATTATTCTCAAGTTCTAGTAATCTTGAGCCATGATTGTAAGGATAATCTAAATATACGCCACGATTTAACTTATACTGGTCAAGGCAATCAATAGCAATTATGCTAGGCTTATTTAAAATGTATCCATCAAACAACATAGAAGAAAAATCTGTAACAAGTACATCACAATCTACAAGGTACTCCGTAGATGGCTCTGAATAAGGCACCTCAAGTACTTTATCTGTAATGACTTGTACTAATGGCTCTTCAGTAAAATAGTGACGCTTTACTACAAATACTTCATCTTTTTCTAGTAATTTATCAAGCTTTTTCCAATTAATTCTAGGCAGTGGCGCGGCATCCCAGTCATACCTAAATGTAGGCGCATAAAAGTATGCTCTACGGTACTTGCTCATAATAGTCTTTCCACCCGAGTTATTAAAGTACGCATCTGTACGAGGAAAGCCTAATGGTAGTACTTTATCTATAGATATACCAAGCTGTCGCGCCAAAATCTCTCGACTTTGCTCACTTGGTGCAATAGCAAAGTCAATTTGATCACATACTCTGTCGTCTATGAAATGTGAGGGCTCATCTAACCCATATGATTTTATACCAGGAATACCGTGCCCAATAAAGATACCCTTACATTGGGCACGGTGTGTACGAAACGTAGGAATCTCATCATAAACTAACACATTGCAATGCATGTCATCCGCAAGATAACAAAACTCAATACCCTGCTTAAATACCTTAGGGCCTGTATAAGCATCCCAAACAGCGTGTAAATTTTCAGCACGTTCTAACGGATGACGAGAGCAAAACAATGTAGTCATGATTAGAACTCATTTTCCTCGGTATCTACAACTTCTACAGTGGTCTCCATACCCTTTTGCTCATCCATGTCATAACGAATAGAAGATACTGTAGCAGCAAACTGATCAAATAGCTCTTTTGCAATTGCGCGGGTTTCTTCAGAAGTTTGACCAGCAGAACGTGGGTCAATAACAAACCAATCATTGCCATTCTTATGGCGTTCTACTGAGGCAAGGATATACCCAAAGTTCCAGATGTTTTGCCTGGTAACTTTAGCCATGCTATACATCTTTTTACCTTCAGCCATATTAGTCTTAGAAAAGCTAAGAATAATTGGCATGTATTCATCCTCAAAGAAACCTAAGAAGTTGATATACTTTGTACAAACAGGAATAGCTTCACGGCCACGCTTAGTATTATCAAACTCACATTTACGACATTGCGCGCAATATAAAATACTACCATCTTCATATTGGCCAGTCTTACCATCAGCAGATCGACAAATAATTCCACCGCCATCTGCACGGTCACGCCAATACACATTATTATTAAATTTGCATACTGGCACAAATACACGGTCAGTTAAAACATCGCCAGTAAGCGAGTTAAAAACATCTCCAATCTTTACTGAGCCATCTTTTACTTCTGGACTTAATGCTTGCGCGACTTTAATCCGCGGAATAATCAAATCATCTGCGTCATCTTCCCCAAAGCCCATGGGAGTACCTACTTGCGTCGATAGACTTGTCTCTTCCTTTACTGCTAACTCGTTGTCCATTTTTTCCTTCTTTCTACTCACTGCCAAGAGCCCTATGCTCTAGACGACTAATATAATTATATCACAAAGTGCTTTTCGAGAATCAAAGATTTATCATAGACCGCCACTGTGCCGCTTCATAGTTCTCTACGCATAAATTAGCAGCAGCGTCAGCAGTAATATTCATTGCAGCGAATTTTTGTAAAAGGGGCAAATCCGGCTTAAAGCCATTATTGGTTTCTGAAAGAACTAGTGCATGAGCAAGCTTCTCTTCTTTAATAACTCTATTTTCTTTAGCCCATGTATATAAAGCATATCCAGAAGTATCTGCGTACATTAAGTCATGGTACTTCTTAATACCTACAGATAGTAAATGGCCTTTAATATGAAACATAGTTACAAAGTCTTTTACTTGTGTATATAAAAGCCAAATTTGCTCCCATAAATCTTGATTCTTTACTGGAGTTCCTTCAGCGGTTAACCAACCTGTAGCTAACCACCGTGCTACCCACTCTTTAGTGATAGTGTTAAAAATATACTCTGAATCTGTGATAATCACAGTATCTGTAGGGCTACCTATGGTGTTTTCTAGTGCAAGTAATAGTCCATATAATTCACCACGTTGAGATGTCGACTTTTCTTCATGCGTAGTTAATATAAAGCTTTGCTCTATATCATCTTCAATAAGTATAAAACAAGCGCCTGCTGCTATACAATCAGGACTGCCGTTGCGCCGGCACGCTCCATCAATTGCAATTGTTTTCATTTATTAGCCTCATTCCATCTAGCAATCACATCTTCTTTAGACGTACCAAAGAAAACATATACGCTATCACAAGCATTTTTGTTGCACATAATGAACCACATATTAGCCCGCCAAGGCTGTACTTTTGGAATTTCATTACAATACTTACATGGGCGTATTTGTTGCATATCAAATTACCTTTCTTAGTTTGTGTAGTTTCGTTACAAGTTTAATATTCGACTAAGTAAGGTACTTAATAGGGTACGTCTCACACACTTTCTACTCAAAGAATGCTTTATGGCTATCTATTTCAATCCATCTCTTAAATATAGGACAATTTAGTGACACAAGGCCTTGCTTATTAGAGGATTCTCCAAATGATTCAATCTCAAATAACATGCCTTGGTACTTATCTTGATTTTGCCAAATTTCCCACCGTTGAGCATCAGTAAACCCACTGCCTACCTGTAGATAATTATCTTTATATAACGCTAAGATAGACCCAAGCATTCCTTCATATTTATTGGCACCTTCTACAAACCCTTCAGCACGAAGCCTATAGCTAATAGTCTTTTTCATTTTTACTAAGTCTTTAGTGCGCTTTGAAACATAACTTGCTGAAGGAGCATTAAGCATAACGCCTTCTCGCCCTTGCGCCCATAAGTCTGAAACAATCGGCTCAATATCCTCCATAGTGTGCACAATAGCTAGGATAGGGACAGACCGAATTAAATCAAACTGCGCCCCAGTATCTCTGCTGGCCATATACAACGGCCACTCATCGGGAGACTCTAATAGCTGTGCGCCTGACTCATCTTGTAAAGTAGCGGCTAATAAAATCTTTCGCATTTTACTAGGAGCAGTAACACTGTGTGATAAAAACTCATTAACCGGTACCATATCAAAGATATTGAATGTTAAACCCGTTTTCTTACCTTTACGGTTAGCTAAAGAATTTGTGACTTGACGTTGCGCAATACTATCTACAAAGGTGCCTTTCGCTAAAAGCTCACCATCATACACATAATTATCAGGAAGGGCTTCGGCTTCTTTTTCAAGTTCTACAAGGCCTTCATCTAAATGACCAGATCGTGAGTAAAACTTAATCTGCCCATTTTGTTTAACCATAATTCGACGGACACCGTCTAATTTTTCTGTTACAATATAAGGCCATTTTGGCGCTTTAATTTTATCAATCGGCGTACCTAGCATGCAGCTAATTTTAGGAATAAAATCATCGCCAAATACTTTATTAAGAGTGGTAACGCTTACACCAATCTGTAAATCTTGCGTAATGATTCCACGTGCTAACCAGCGCTCTTCAGGTGTAGAAAAGTGATGCATCCATGTATTAGCAATGCCACACGTTTCTTTATCTCCAGTAGGATGGTTAATTAAATATTCAATCATTTCTGACGCATCCATTACTACAGGATAATTAGTATATAACGGAGCGTTATCTAGCTTAGCATCAGAAATACATGTGCGAAAATAGGGATTGTAGATAAACTTTAAAATTTCACGAGCTTCTCGTGTAATACATTGCGTCCGTAGAATATCTTGCTTTTCAAGAGTACTACTGGTATTTCTAATCTCCAGTAGACTTAGGGCGGTATCCAGCATCTAATAACTCCCGTCTAATAAGATTCTTAACTTGACTGATTACTTGTGATGCATAAGACTGACTACACCCTACCTCTTGTGCAATTGCTGTGGCACTCATTATGCTTCCAATCCAAAGTACCGCGATTTCTCGCTTCTTACCAGAAAGCTTCTTTAATGCTTCATCTACTGCTTCTTGCACCATAAGATAAACAACAGGTACCTCTGGAGGATCTAGTGGGTCTAATACACCAACATCATACTGTAAATCTTCTAAGAAACATTCATTATCTAACACCTCCTTTTGCGCTCTATACATATCCCAAATAGCATTACGAATACACGTAACTGCATACGTACTAAACTTTGTGCCTTTAGTTTCATCAAAAGTTTGTATAGCCCGCCATAATGCTTCATAACCTATAGAGATAGCTTCATCAGAATGCTTGCAATTTAATAAGTCTAAGGTGTAGTAAATCAGGCCTTCATTTTTAACAATTAGTTTATCAATAGTATCTTGCTTCATCGCACAGGTCCTCTATATCTGCAATTGTTCTACATATTCCTGCGACTCCGCCATACGCCTGTACTTTTTCAATGAAATCAATTTGATGAGAAGATGGCTTACCATCCTTATCTTTTAATTCTGCGCATACTAATCGACCTTGCACTAAAATAAATAAATCAGAGTACCCTCGATGGTACCCATCTGTGATACGAATTGGAAAGTACCCTTGATCATAGCACCATTTTATAGCATCCTTTAAAAGGGATGCTTCATCATCGTATTCTTTCATTTTATCTTTGAAAGAAAGTTCTTCTACAAATAACGACTCAATCATAATTATCCGCCTTTAAATGATTTAATATTGCATAACTCGCCTCTTGCTTACCCATTAAAACGTCTCTATACAACGGTACGTCTACAGAACCCTTAGCCAACATAATGTAATAAATACATTTATTTGGTTGAATAGAAATATCTCCATAGATTCTATCCATCGACTGTTTAAAGAGCTCATAACTCCAATTCAAGCTAAAGTAGATGCATATATGACAATTTGTCAAAGTCAAACCTTTATCCGCGGAGGCCGGATTGGCAATTAGATACTGAACTTCTTTATTCTTAAAAGCTCGAATATTTTGTACTTTTTCTGCTGCTGAGATTTCTCCATTAACAATTACGCATCTAGTTTGTAATAATTGTTTAATAATATCAAACTCTAACCGATAATTTGCCCATATGATAACTTGTTCGTTACCAATGTTTGCTAATAAGTCCATAAGAGCATTAAACCTATACATCGATAAAATATAATACTCTTGTTCTGTAGCTTCTTCACCATGCTTTTTAGCTAATTGGTTAGTAAAAGCTCCTTCAGTATTCATAATAAAACCAGATGAAATCTGATTCAGCTTGTTAAGCTTCGTTGCAGCACTGGGAGCCAGCACCGCAACGTCCCCTAGCTTAACAGCCAAATCAGATTTCATCTGCTTATAATAGTCTTTTACATCAGGAGGCATTGTAAGTGGATACTCAATAAAAGATCGCCCTGGTGTATGTAACACATCCTCTTTATCTGTATAGATAGCATAATGTGATATAAGCTCTTCAAGTTCTTCTTGCATATCCGGGCGTAAAATAAGTTGCTCAAAGCGTACATCACGAGCTAAATTAATAAAGTACTTATTTTTAAACTGCGCAAATGACTGTTGAATGCCGTAATAATCAATTGATTGAATTTGGCGGTAGTACTCATGAGCACCATTTGGCGCAGGAGTGCCGCTGAGCAAGTACAGTCTATCGCACGTTCTACTAAAATCTACAATAGCTTTAGAAAACTTGCTGCTCTTATTTTTCATAGATGATGATTCATCAATAATAACTCGCGTAATATCCTCAAAGTACTCCCGGTAATTTACAAAGCTTTCCGTATTTATCAAGTATACGTTAGCTTCTGTCATAATCTTATCAATACGCTTTTGCTTTGTAGATGCATGACAAATACTAATCTTTATATCCGGTGTGAACTTTGCAAAATCTTCTCCCCAAGCAAGCTCCAATAAAGTTAATGGCGCTATAACCAGCCATTTATGATCGGGATGCTGCATTAAATCATCATGTATTATTGCGATACTTGTAGGAGTCTTACCTGTACGCGTATCATAGTAAAAAGCAAACTTAGGATATATCTGTGCTATTTCACGAGCAAGCTCTTGATGAGGTCGTAGCGTCAGAGAAGGAGAAATACGAGCATCGTTTCGTGGCCCTGTTAACCGTAAGAAGTTATACTGTTGACGTTTTTCTACGACCTCATCAAGAGCTGCTTTTACAGGCTCCGGTAATTTTGAAATATCTTTTCTAAAAATCTGCAGTACCTCAGGCAGCTTGTGCCTGCTAAAATAGCAAATCGTACGCGATCGATTAAAATGAAACGGCTCTAAATATAGCATATCTTCAGGCCATAATTCACCCTGAGATTCTACTTTAATACAGTCTTTTTTAAGAGTCATCTTCATCGAAAAGACCTACCGGTGCATTGACTTCTTCAAATAATGTAGTACCGCGGCGCTTTGCTAATTCTTTTGCAACACGATTGACTCTCCGTGTTGCTTCTACTAATTTTGCTTCATCGCCGCGTGCCTGCGCTTTATATAAAACTGATCGAGCATTTATCAACTCTCGCTTTAACTGCCCCTCAGTTAATTGGTCTAATGGCGTATTAGCTAATTTAGCAACCGACACTTTAGGCACAGAAGGCGCTTCAACATCAATAACAAAACGATCTCCGGCATGTAAACCGTGAGGAACTTCAACCTCTATTTTAAATTTCTTACCCATAATACTTATTATACCACAAAGAAAAACCGTTGTAAATACAGAGGTTAAGGGAAACTTCAAAATATTTACAACGGATTTTTTAGATACTTAAGAAATTGTTGTATACAATATAGGTACCCATCCAGTATACTTTAAGTCATTTCTAGTTAAATATAATGTGCTTTGCCAACCACCAGGTATTTGCCCAAATGTTCCATCAGTAGTAATTTCAAATAGATAATATTCATTTGTCATTTTATTTATATAGTCATAAAATAAACTGCTTTCATCAATAGTATGGTATCTATATTGGTGCCTCCAACCTGATGAAGAAGCTGTTTGACCTAAAGAAGGACTACATAAATGTACTTGTATAGTACCGCTTTTTATATTTGTACCTGTACTTAAATCAAAAGTAGCTCCTGTTTGTGTGTATTTAATCATTTGAGTAGTAGTATCTCTAGTAGCAGTAGCTCCTGAGTAGCTAGTACCAATAAAAAATGACGCTGGAGAATCTTTTAAATCATAGTATGGCTTTGCTACTGATGTATGCGCCTCTCTAATGATACTTTGATCATATACTTGTACAAAAGGCATAACCCCTACTGATACTTTTAAAGTATTGTATAAATCTAGACTTTCATCTTGAATAAATAGTGATTTTCCAAGAAAGATAGAAGCAGGCCATCCAGTAGGAAGCATATCCAGTAATGGTTGAATAGAATAACTTGAAGAACTATCATTTACATGTGTAATTATAGATGGCGCTATACTTCTACAGTTTCGAGCAGAAAATCCTGTCCTACTAGATAAATAGTAATCAAAGTATTGCCTACCGCTATATAATCCCGCAGATGGATACGTCTCATACATATTACCATGTGCCCAAAGACCGTGATATAATCCAGAAGACTTGGTTGTTGTAGCCGCTGTAGAAACAATATTATTTAAACAAACACTGCCTTCCATACCAGCGTTACTGCCTGTTAAAATATTTTGTAATGAATCAGCAGATAAAGATAATGCACTACCTGCCCACGCAGTAACTGTATTATCATATAAGTACGCCGGATATGATGTTAATGAGGTTACATTAAAAGAAACCCAAATATACCCAGTATATACGTTATAAGAATCATCCGTAGATCCGCTCGCTGGTTTATATGTGCTCAAAGAAAGACCAAAAGCAAGATTATTTTTACTGCTACTATTCATGGTACATGCACAAACATAATAAAGAGCAGATACTCTTATTCTATCATAGTAGAACCCCTCAGTTAAAATACTTGGCATTTGTACTTGAATAGTATCAATAGTAGAAGCAGAAGGTAAGCTATTACTAGATATATTAAGAGTAGTACCTACCTTAGGATACGCGCAAATATACAAAGCAGATTCAGTAATGTAGAATACTGTAAAGCCAATAATACGGTCCATAAATAAGGCGCTATAAGGCGATAAAGAATCCCCGACAGAACGATTATAATTTAAAATTTCCCCTTGTAACCCACATAATGTAACATCAAAGTCTTTAACATTAGTTGCAATAGTAAAAAGTGTTACTCCAGAACTAGTGCAACAATATAAAGTACCAGTAGTACTTAGAATAATAAGCACCTCTACCCCAGATTGCGCTGTGCATAATTCAGGATTCCATATATTTTTAGTTTCTGTCACAAAAACTTTACGAACTTTAGCAACTGAATATGACACTGAGAGAACCTCATAAGTAGGCGTTGTAAGCTGTAATGCCTCTGTGTATGCATCAGGCTCAATTTTACACAATCGATTATGAATAAATCCAGACCTAACCGGTAATGTATAATGTATCTCTGAAGGCATCGCTGAAGGTTTCTCATAATATGGCGTAAATGATAAGTTATTAAAATCTATAGTATATGCTGTTGAAATATTCTCATGATCATTTGCATAAAATTCTAAAGAACGTAATGGCCCAGTTGCACTGATATATGTATGCCCAAAATCTATAAACGCATACTGCGAGACTAAAATTTGCTCAATATTATTTACAGAAACAGTAAGCTTTAATGATATGTTTTGTCTAACATCTACTGGATAAGCATCTTCTACAAACAGTAAAGATTGTAGGGATACTTCATGCATCTGGTATAAAACTATACTTTCTGAATTCAAATACTTTTCAACTAAGAGCCTATCGCCAAAATATAACCTAATAATATAGTCTGTATTATGTGGCGTCTTCCTACTAAACGCCACTGTCGCTGAAATATCTATGCGATTAGACTGCCGCGTAGAACTATACTGTCCTATAGTCTCTCTTGATTCTTTATATTGTGCAAGAGTAGGAGATAATGCAACGTCTAATGTTGCTACGGTAGTTTCTCCCCGTAAAATAATGTCATAAACACTTTTACCATGAATTAATGGGGTGCTTCTAAAAGTGGAGTACGTAGGTTTAAGAGCTTCAATAGAAGAGCCAGGAGTACTTGCATTTATCTCTGCAACTTGTTCAAAGTTAAAAGAAATTCCATCAATACTTATATTTGCTTCTCTTGCTACTACTCTAAAATATAACCTAATAACTGAGATAGAAGGAAGCTCTATATCAATAACAGTATTATTCTTATATTCTACACAATATGCAAAAGAAGGCTCTTCTTGATTATCAAACATGTATAAAACTACATACGCCTTACCTGTACATGAAGTCATAGTAAGGCGTGCTTTATTGCCAATTTGTGCCAATTTACCAAAGCTATATGTATAAGACAAGTATGTTCCAGAAGTGGGAAAAGTAGCTATTGTATTATTGATAGAAATACTGCTTGATGATTTAGTCCAAGAGCGAAAAGAAGGTAAAATGTTAGATGAATAAGCCATTAGTCCTCCTGAAGCAATAGATGCTGCAAAGTAAGCATCGTTTTTACTCCACCAGTGTAATTAAATTGCACATCAATAATTACATAATCTGCATCAATACTATATAAATTACTTGTAATATGCACTATAATACCCGGCCATAAAGCACCACAACCACGTAAAGTTAGTCGTATAATACTATATGTAATGTCAAAGAATTCTTCAAGTGTTGATTGAATTATACTAGCGTATGCCTCAGACTGAATATACCCATTATTGATTTCATATGGTACTTGGCCAGTATAAGTACTAGGAATAAGAGTTTCGCCAGAAACTACTCTGCCTATAGTTTTAAAAAATCGGTAATGCTGTGTCGATGCGCCTTGAATACCTAAAATATTATAAGAGTAATAATACCAATATGCAGAAGTACTGCTGAAAGACCCATATGTATATAATACATCAAAAACTTTTGGTGCATTAAATGAAAGAAATTGGCCACTAGTCAAATCAATGTCTTCTAAAGATATAAGCTCTCTAACTTCTAAATAAGGGGGTGTATATTTAATTAGCGCAGAATCATATGTAGCAGCGGAAGATTGCTTAATATCGTAGCTTTCTACATCGTCATCAGTAATAATAATATCTGAGGTATATGCTCCATTATATCCGCAGTGAATTAAACTACCATCTGGCCCAAAATATAGCCAGGACATACATGCCTCTGTTAATTCTCGCACAGTTTCAGACATAGTATCTAAGTAAAAAGAATACAGTAGTGTATCAGTAGTTGCCTCATATGTAACATCTGTAGATAATGGACGATATAAAGCAAATAGCGTCTCTGCAAAAGTTAATAGATCTTGTGATGTTGCTGGAGCAAGGCCATCTACTCTGTTATCTAATGTTAGCATATCTTGCATGGCATCCTGAACATCAATTGTAGCAGTATGTGAAATAGTATCATATGACCATTCTTGTGCATAAAATTTACCGTAAGGCTGCTGTAGAGCTTCTAGCTCATTAATAGAAATATTTTGAACAGTATATTCTTCAGGAAGAGTTATAGCATAAATATGCCTTTCAAACCAAGAACCCGGAACTATAAAAGACTCTATGAACTCTTCGCTTGTACTAGCCAAAGTATACTCATATGTTAACCTATAATGATTATTTGGAAGTAAATATGTATCATCAATAGAAATAACTGTTGCCCATATAGTATTTCCTAAATACTCAACCTCTATAGGCTGCTCAAAAGAAGAGACAATATTTGAGCCATATAAAGAGCTGGCATCAAGCTGTGGATATAAGCAAAGATATAATGTAATTGGAACGTTTACTACCAGCTTATCATTCAAGACAGGATTATATATCTGATCATAATCAATAATCTCAATTGTACCCTCAGCGGGTACTGGAACTCCAAAAAGAATATTTGTACTGTCAAATGCTGAGACACTAAAAGATATAGACACTATTTTATCATCTACAATCGTTTCTGTGCCAGATTCAAATTCTAAATCAATAAGCATAAATGGCTCAATAGAAGGTTGCGACCATTCATCCCAATGTGTAGTAATTGCCGTCATGTACTACCTCTCAATTAAATTAAAATTGACGTCTTTCCAAATCCAGGTAGACTCAGCCCCAGAGCCTCTACCCGTACGGTGTAATGTTTTCGGCATTTCACCTACGTACATATACCTAGAGAATGCCACCCCATCTAGCGTATACCAAACATGATGAAATAATGGTGGGTTGCTTAAAATATCATATATAACCTTCAGATCAGCACCAGAAATCGCTGGATATTGAAAAAATAACTTATGTTTGACAGATAAAATTTGGCCATACATATTACCAGCAGCACTACGGCTCATATCTGTAACTAAATAAGTAGACTCTTTAAATGTGGATTGGTCCGGAGATTTAATTTTTACTCCATCAATATAAATATTTACTCGTCCCATTATCTAGTCCTACTCCGTTCGGAATTAATAACGTCCAACTTTTTCTGTAATTCACGAAGACCCTGTTTATCTGCAATTAACGTACCAACATACATAATTGGCCTAGAAGCATCGTCATTAGTGCTTTGCGCAACATATGGGTTAACCATTTCTTGCGCAGTTGCTTGAGTAGATTGTGAACCTTGTGGTACAATAGTAGGTACACTTGCACGTGTAGTAGTTAAAGTCGGTGTACCCATTGCTTGACTAACAGCTGGCGCATAGGTCCTAACAGTAGTAAGCACATCCGCGAAGCCCTCATTTAAGCCTTTTAATAAGCCACTCATAATCCAAAGGCCATTATCTACCAGCAGTTGACGGTCGTATTGCTCTGGGCCTTTGTTATTTTTAATCCAAGTAGCCATACTACGTACTACTTGAACAGTATGATTATTAAAGTAGTCTACCATGCCTTCTTGCAAGCCATAAACAATCCACTGACCTGCGTTATATAACCAATTTTTACAGTAATCAGACTTGAAAACCCCAGTAATATATGACTTGAGATTATTAACTGTAGTCTTTAAATAGCTAACCATTGTAGCATTTTGTAAACCAAGGCGAAGGCCATTTATAATATTTTGACCTGCACGGCTTAGCCAATTTTCTGTGCCAGTAAAAGAATTTTTAATACGAGTACCTACATTTTGTATGCCCGTAAGAACATTATTACCTCCTGTAGAAATGCCGCTCTTTAAACCATTCATAACACGTTGACCAGCAGCAGTAAGCCAATTATCTGCGTTAGAAAACTTGTCTTTTGTCTGCGTTTGAACATTGGCTACTGTCTTTTGTGCTTCTGCATTACCGGTTTTAACACCAGTATGGAAGCTATTCATAACGTTATTGCCGATAGCAATAAATGATGACTTATATTGTGCATATTTTGCTTTAAATGACTCATCAAATGCAGGAATTACTTTTTTAACGTCTAACTGAAGTTCACTATTTGTAGTTTTAACCCCAGACCTAAACATACTTATTATATTGCTACCCAGTGTAGTAAAGGAATCTTTAGTAGTATTATAGGCAGACGACATATTTGTCTGCATAGTAGGAATAAGTTCTTTAGAACTCTTATATATTTCAGGCTCTTCTGATTGAGCGCCCTTTTTAAACATTCCAAGAAGATTACTGCCTATAGTCTGAAATACTCCCTTCTTAGAATTATACCCTTCTTGTAAAGTATCAGCTGTGTCAGGAACAACTTCTTCTACTTCAAGTTGAACGTCATCATTACCCTCAGTAATACCTCCAGTAAACATGGCCATAATAGAATCAGCAATAGCTTTAAAATGCTCTTTAAACAGTTCATATTTTTCTTGAAGAGCGGCGTCTACTGTTGGCACTGTTTCAGATGCTTCAGCCTCTACATCTTCATTACCTTCTTCGAGCCCACCAGTAAATGCCGCCATAATCTTCTTAGCAATTAATTCAAAGAAGCTACGCATCTCCTCATATTTTGCCTGTAGCTCACCATTTACTGTGGAGGGTAACACATTATTAAGAAAACCTGTAATGTTATCTAAGCCTTCTTGTAAACCTACCTTCATACCACTCATAGTGGTAGTACCAGTATCATACATATAAGTATATCCAGGAACCGATATGGACTGGCTCATATTTCTAATATATGTTGGACTAGTATCTTCCCACCAATTGCATATATCTTCCCACGCACCTACAATTAATCCAAAAATACCGCCTACAAGAGCGCCAATTGCAGTACCGATGCCAGGAAGAATCGCTGTGCCAATTGCCGCACCTGTAAGAGCGTTACTAAGTGTACTATCTAAAATACTAACTATATGAGCGCCCTCAGTATCGCCATTTGCTATCATATCTTCTTCTATAGATTCAAAGATAAATCCAGAAATAAGACTACCTATTGCAGCGGCCCAACTACCTCTCTTCACACTCTTAGATACTGTTTTACCGAATTTAGGAAGAATTTTTTCAGTTAATAATACAGAAAAGCCAGAAGCGGCTGTTGTAATTGTATTACCCCAGTTACCGGTTTCTAAACTAATTTCAAAATCTTCAAATAACGCGCCTATAATTGCGCCAGATCCAAATCCTTTCCAAGATTTAGTAGCGATACCAGAGCCAATAGCAGACGCAAGAATTGGCCCAAGCTTATCAACTATATTAGCCGCCTCAGAATACCCATTATCATCAAGCCAAGTAGCTATTTCATCAAAAATCATCTCACCAATAATAGTAAGACCCATATCTTTAATGCTAGTCTTCATAAAGTTTTTAATATTTTTAGGTGTAAAAACTTTTTTCAGAGAACTAGTAAAAGACTCAAATAAACTTTTTGCGCCATCTTTGGTAAATATAGATTTAATGCTGGCCCCAATATCAGAAATTGTTATTGTTTTAGCAGCAGTTTTTGTAAAATTCTCTCCAAACTCTTTGCCAGCGGTCTCTCCAAGCTTAGCTTTCTTTGTTGAATCAGAGATAGCTTTTTTAATTTTTTCTGGAATTTTTAATTTTTTAATTTCATCTGGAGTTAATTCATCTGCTAAGCCTTTTTCAATGGCCTCTGCAAGAGATTTGCCTTCTTTTTCCCAAGTAGCGGTGCCTTTACGTAAGCCCTTTAAAAAGCTTTTTACTTCTTTAGAACCCGCTTTAGATAAATTATCCCCTAATGTTTCTACAAATGTTTTTGCCAATGTTTTTGCCGGAGTACCAATTAAAGCATCAGTAATACCTTTTAATATATACTCACCAATTTTATACCAAGGTTGTTCCGCAAACCAATCAAATAAAGAATTAATGTCTGGAATAAGATCATGCCAGTCAATCGCTTCTTCTGCCTCTGGCATATAGTCACTTAAATCTCCAGTGTCAATATCAGAAGCATCTGTATCAGTATCATATGAGGGTGAATAGCTACTGGAAGTGTCATTTAAACGAAATACTTCATCAAAAGATAACAAATCTTTTTGCTTTTTCTTAGCACTATCTAACGCATCATTTGCATCATCTAATTCATCATTTGTATCTTCTAACCGGTTATTAAATTTATCTAAATCGCCGGTGCCCATACTAATACCCTCAAAAATTTTAGAAGTATCAATACCACTAAAATCTGCAAGGGAGTCTGTAGTATACCCTAAAATAGAGCGTAAACCAACAATAACGCTAATTAATGTAACAATTAATGAAATAATAGTAACAATAGGATTAGCTTTAAGTGTACTAGTAAAATACTTAAAAGCATTTCCTGCTGCAACAGATGCAGAAGCACCTTGGCGCATGCTATATGAGAATAAAAGCATAGCATTACGTGCAGCCGAAGCAGTAGTAACTATACGCCCAAAAGTATGCGTCAAAACATTTAGCAAACCATTAAGTAAGCTAGTAAAACTACCTACAATCTTTATTATTGCTAATGTAGTTAAAGCAGCCTGTAGAATACGTACAGCAGTAGCATTTTGTAATAATGTATTTAATAATGCGGCAAATATTTGAAGAACCGGCAATAATATTTGGCTCATCAAAGAAATAACAGTAATAACCGATTCACCATACATAGCAAAAATCTTTAAAGCAGGCACAAGTAACTGATAAATAGTATTACCTACCATTGAAAGAATTGCTACGAATTGCTGAAGTCTATTTAAAGTATCTGCACCAAAAGTTTCTTCTATTGCAGCTTTTAAGTCTAGCTTTGCAAAAGTTTCTTGGAACTTATTGATCTGCTCTTGAATACCAAGAAGTACTCTTTGCATAGTTTTATATGATGGAGTATAAATTGCAGAAGTTACCGATAAAAGAACATCTTTTAAGTTGCCAATAATACCGCGCATAGTCATATTAGCGGCAGTCATTGCTCCAGCATATTTATCATTTAAAACATCAATAATAGTGTTAATTGCATCTGCTGCACTAATATTAGCACTTGCTAAATTATCCGCATCAACCCCTAAACGTTCATAAACTGCTTTAACATTAAGGCCTGCTTCTGCTAATTGGCGCATCTCTTCTGCAGTTAACTTGCCTTTAGCATAAATTTGACCAATTGCACGAGATACAGTACTAAAAGTTTGAGAATCACCAGTGACAGCTGCAAGATTACCAATACCCTGCATAACAAACATTAGATTCTTAGCTTCAATACCATATGCAGCTAATTGCCTAGCAGCTTTTTCAATATCAGTAAAATCAAATGGCGATTTAGAAGCGTACTGCTGAAGAACATAAACAAACTCTTCACCTAATGATGCATCCTGAAAAAGATTGCTAAAGGTAACTTTAGCGTAATCTAATGCATCTGTATATTCATATACAGCGGAACATAAATTTTTAAATAACTGAATACCTTGATAAAATGTTTGTGCAAGAACAATACCTTGTACAATTTGAGTAAAGTCTCGGCTCATACCTTGCAAAGTTTTTTGCATAGGTTCAAAGTATTTACCATCCCCTATTTTATTAAGCCTATTAGCAAATTGTGTAGCTTTATTTTGCGCTTGATTAAGGCTATCGGTAAATTTCTCTATTCTAGCTTCTACATCTACTGATAATGTTCCAACTTGTGCCATTATAATCCTATCTGATCTATATATCCAGTTATTTGTTGCGACTGATCAGAAGGTACTCCCCACTTCTTACGTTCTAACTCAACATGCATAGATACTAATGTATCCCACTTTCTAGGTGTTAACTGCCATACTTCTGGCTCTGAGTATCCTAGCCAATTCATACCAGTGTATAAGATAAAAGGCCAATCCCAGGAATCTTTAGGATTGACCTTATCTGTAAAATTTACCACTGCTGAATCGGCCCCGGCAGGTTTTTTGCATCATCTACCGGCATAGCCTCTTCTAAATAGTCCATAACAGAGGACATTAAATCACTTAGATTATTTAAGTTAATAACGCGGCCTATTTCACGCTCTGTAATCTCTTCGGTACCATTATTTAATAGGCACCAAAGCAAATAACGAATAGCAGAAACATTGCCCTCTTGAACTTTATTAAAAGCTGCTTCGACTGTTCCATACTTATTTTCTAAGTCGGCCATAGCATTGAGCGAGAAACTAATCTCCCGCTCAATGCCGTCACCGAGGTCAATCGTATGCTTATCGGGATGCACCGATTTCACGTTAGACATCATAACCTCCATATAACGAATTTTTTACGAAGTACCAAGCGTAGGCATAACCACTGCATTAAACCATGCATTCATAGTTGCAGCAGTAGCGGCCTGATCCTCCTCATCCATCTCATACTTCCACGGACGAATCTTCTTAGTCCCAGACGTATATTCATACATAAGCTTAACAAAATTGCCCGTGATAGTCTCAGACTGCCAATTGATGCTATCGCCCTTAGTTTCATTGTTGTCCTCAGGGTCACTGAACTTACCCTTATACAACCAAACAAACCGGTACTTACCATTGGACTTCAGAGACTTAAAGCCGATAGCTACCCACGGTGGAACATCAGTGTCAGAAGAGACCAAACCACCCTTAGTATCTACAGTCTTACCAAGCAGCGTTGCTTTATCCGACGTAGATAAGGCATTCTTCTGAATCTCAACTTCAATCTGACCAATCGTGGCAGCAGTCTCACCAGGGCCATCGTCATAAAACAATGTATCAATACTAGCATTTGGATTGATATTTGCCGACATCAGGCCTGGAGCACTGATAGGCGTTGCGTATGTCGGCGGAGTCGTCAAAGTCTCTTCCGTCGTCATAATTGCGTAATGAAAATTGCTAACGCCAATACGAGTATATGCCATATTTACCTCCTTAAGAATCTCTAGATGTGGTTACTCCAATATTAAAACCAAATAATACTCGGTTGCGTTCATCCTCATCAATTTTGAAGGGAGTCTGGCGGATAGACACTTGAGTAAATCGATTATTAAAATCAATTCGCCCCGTCTCATCTAGACTTGTGACGAGAAAATCATGCACCCTTTCTATGTCGGTTTTAACCAAAGTAGTAGAAACATTTCTACACACTATTTGTACACTGCGATGAACGGCATCTTCATAAGGTACTTCAGGTAACCCAGTATACTCATAAACTACAAGGCACCTATCCGGCGTATCAGGCATCTTATCCCAAAATAAATCCGTACCTAATGCGGTATATAATTGCTGAGTTGCAAACTCAGTTAATATGTCTTCAAGAAGTAGACTCATGACCAATGTTTCTTTTCTTCTTTTTCCTTACGCTTACGCTTACGCTTTTCTTTTGCTTCATCCAACATAGCTTGAATAAATTCATCTAAAGCTGTTTCATGTGCTAAATCACTAATAAACTTATGTGTTTCTTTTTTATTTGGTGTTGTACGACTTTCTTTAACACGTTTAGTAGTACTCACTTTTTTAGTAGAAGGCTTAACAGCTGCTTTAACTGAATGTCGGGTGATTTCTTTTGTACGTATTCCCTGCGTAGTTTTCTTAGTAGTTTTACCTTTTACACCATGTCGGTACTGTTTGTCAGATTGCTTATAATAATCATGATTTAAAAACCACTTACCACCACGAAAATATATCATTCCATGTGGAACTGGAAATGGAAGAATCTTACCTTCAACTTGCTCAGTAAAACTTTCTTGCATTCTACCCGCAATTAGCATTTGCCAGGCTTCATCTTTACTTATACTATCATCTACTTCAGCTATAAAATTATTAGACAAATACTTACGTACTTCTTTACCTGTGTATGTTTCAAGCTCATCTTCGTGCATTAATAATGCAGTTTCAAAAAACTTAGGCTGTCCATTTTGATACCGCCTAAATGTTTCATGTACAGTCCCAGCATAAGCACTGGCAGGAATACCAGTACGTCGATTAATAGGGTTACGCTGACCTATACCATAGCCAAGTCTTGCTTTATACCCCTGCTTTTTCGAACCTGTAATTTTATAATCAGCGCTATTCGCTAATGCACCGGTATCTATAGGGACTAATAATGTAGAATCATATAGAACAGCTTCACAAAATTCAGCGAGGCCTTTTTTCGTACTCCCAGCAACGCCACGACCAGCAATAGATACATTCTTCTTAAAAGATTGCAAGCTAGAAGCATGTACTTGCATCTTTACAGAAATCATTATAAATAAACCACCTTAATACTACTGGTCCCAGTATTACCATCCATATAATTAGTAATTTTGATAATATCCTTTTCTTCGCCATCTACAATGATCTTATCTAAATTACTAATAGTATAAACAGATGGATCAAAATACAACTGAGTAGAACTTACAACATCATCTCCAGTTGCGTCTGTAATAGCCTCAACTTCACCTACAAAATACCCAAGCATATCTACGGGGTTTGAAAAACTCTTATCTGCAGCAGCATTATATCCTATAAATTGCTTTACTTGGAAAGGGCAAGTCATCCAAGATTTTAGGCTATCAAACAAAACGGGCCTCCTTAGACTTAGGAGGGTTATCGTGCATGCCTTTAAAAAACATTTTGGGAGCTTGGTACTTTGGTAAAGATAGCCCTTTTACTGTTAGCTTTGCTTTAAGTTCTTCTGCCCGAGCTCTAAAGTAATTTAGCCTAGATGTAGGATCTTCTAACTGAGGGCCTAAAGACCTCTTTATACCATATGCAAATTTAGTTGCTGCTTGTAAAAATGCTTGATATTGCAGCATATCTTCATTATCACCATAAGTGTCAATAAGATACTGTAACTCTTCATCAGAGAAAAGAGGGTGCTCAACGTCTGTATCCATTAGCAGAAAGCGCAGATTGTCAATATCAGAAGCAGACGGATCACCTGAGTATGATACTGTCATATTGTCTCTTTTCTCTGATGGAGAATTAAAATATCCCCTTGTAAAACTCCGTAGAAAGCATTCCCTAGTGCCTTATAGCATAGATACTAGGGAATGTTTCACACACTTATTACACAGCATACTTTACCAAGTATCTTCTTCTACTGAAGGCTCTTCTACAAAACTAGAATCTTCATAACTTTCAGGGACAACCTCTACAGAAGCGTCAAACTTAATAAGCATGTCAGATAAATCAATGCCATGACGATTTTTAAAGAATTCTATCCATTCAGGTAAATTTGCTTCATTGACATCTACAATGTGCTTTTGCTGTACCCTAGATCGAAAAGCTTTAACAGAGGTAGGGTCTACAATAGACCCTACCCCAAATACACCATTAGCATCACGGAATGTACGAGTAACAATGTACATAACTACTCCTATGCGCCCGTATCTCCCGTATCACCAGAAGCCGCACTAGAAACAGCATTCTTAAAGAAGACGCCCATTTCGCCAGAAATCTTCTTCATATCGAACGCCATCTCACCCTCAATACGCTCGGTACCAAGACCAAGCATATCCATGGGAAGGCGAACAATGCGGTTACCAAATGCACCAGCACCCTCAAGACCGGTCCAAGCAAAGATATAACCTGCAGCCGGCTGACGAAGACCAGGAGTACGCGGAGTGTAGCAAAGTAGAGCGTTCGCGCCATAGATAAAGTCAATGCTATCAGTAGCGCCCTGCTCAGCAGAGTTGACAATAGACCATGCAACATACACGTTGTCAACTTCAAAGAGTGTGGCTAACAAGTCCGTAGTAACGATGCCCTTCTCCGTGTACTTAATGCGATCAAGAATATCATAATGATTCTTAAGAGCATAGAAAACATACGGAGAAAGAACTAGCGTATTGGGACGATAACCAGTATGCGCCGCCATAGCTACAGACTGCTTGGTAATATCGCCGATCGGGTCAGACCCTGCCTTATCCCACTGGAGAATCTGAGAAGTAGACGGAGAAGCACTAACACCCTCAATATCAGTGTTCCAAACACCCTGCTTAAAGAACGTAGAAGCCCATGCCATCTCACGACGGATAAGCATCTTCTGCGTAACAAAAATAACAGCATCCTTGTCAGCATCAAGCGGTTCATCATAGTTTAAGCGCTCTTCAGGAGCAACATCCTTATGGAAAGCATGCTTACGGCAGAAGTACGGATCCTGCGCCTCAACACCGTAATCTCCGCCGGCACTCTCACTAAATGCTGCACGCTGCTTTGCTTCGTCACGCATAAAATCGCCACTATTATACTGATAATACACGTCAGACTGGCGATTAACGGGGATGATCGGGAAAACCTTATCTGCAATAAAATTAGACTCGTCCTGAATCATCGCAACCGAAAATTGAGTCATTGCGCGGTCAATATGCGCATCAGACATCTTAGGCATACTTATTCCCTCCTTTCATTAAATAATCTTGACAGTAATCAAACTATCAGCAGCACCTGCAGTAAGCGCGATGAAATGAGTAGCATTTGCCGCCTTTGCCGCCTTGCCACCCGTAGTCGGCTGCACAAAATCAGCCGCTGCAATAGTCTCACTAGCCTCTACCATAGCAATGCCGTGACCAACAATGGAAACCGGAGTATTAATAGGTGCCTCCGTATATGAAATACCCACAATCGGATCAGACGTTGAAGTAGCATAAGCTGCTTTACCATCAGAATTTACCTTAATAAAACGCCGAAAATTAAGCGCTTCAGCAGCATCCAGCGAAAATTGTCCGCCAGGAATTTCCCATGCATTCGCCATTAGTTAGCGCCTCCTTCCAGATACTCGCGATAAAGTTCAGGGAACTCATCAATTGCCATAGACATGCCCTTTGCCTTAGAAACGCCGCGCTCCTTAGCAATAGTAGCAGCTTTGTCTTCCAACTTCGACCATGCGTCACTAGCAGAGCTAAAAGAGCCCGTTTCATTAGAGCCTTTTTCAACAAGAACAGTAGACTCAATTGCCTTCGCAATAGCCGTAAGCATATCTACGGAAGCTTCGTCGGACTTTTCAATAAAAGCAACTAACTCATCCGTAGCTACTGGAAGAGACTTAAGGTCATTAGCCTTTGCGACAGCTTCAGCGTGACGCTCTCGCGCAATAGCTGCCTTAGCAACTTCTTCCGCCGCTTCCTTTTGCTTACGCAGAGTTCCAACGTAATCCTGTAACTCTGTGGGCAGCGACTTCAAAAGAGTCTCATCCTCGTCAAAAGAAGTGGTGCCCTTCTGATCATCCTCGGCCTTATCAATATCCTCTTCGGCCTGATCTTCCTTAGCATTCTCTTCCATTTCAGCGGCCTTTGCACATGCTTCATCACGCTCTTTCTCAGCTGCTTCCTTTGCTAACTCAACTTCAGCAAACTTAGCCTTAATAACTTCAGCATGCTCAGGCTTCATCTTTTCAAGAATCTCCTCATAATCCATCGGCTTACCCTCCTTTCCTTTATATAAAGTGATAAACGCCGCCGAGTTAGCGCCTTCCGGAACCAAATCGACTCGATCAACTATTAGACTTTTCAGCTTCGTAGTCACTACTCACAACTCCCTTCACAAAGTCTAGACTGCGTTAGAAGGCCCTTTTAACCTTCCATATTTATTATACGAAAGAGTAGGGCTCTTTTTTGTCGAATAGTACAGCTATGTGTGTGTTTCCGTTACTTTTCTGCAACTTTCGACAAGCCACCCTTAGCCAACTCATCTAGTGATTTAGCATCCATCTTCGCCATATCTGATGCGACCATCTCCAACGCCTCAGCCATATCCTCGTTGCCGAGCGCCTGCGCGTAGGCTTTGAAGTTCGCCTTCGCGCTCATCTCGGACTGGAGCTGCATACGGTCTGCTTCCTCCATGCCCAGATACTCGGTCAATAGCTCGGGGAAGTTCGGAGGCAGGTCATCCTGCATCAACTGGTCGATTTGCATAAATGCGTTAGCCGTCGCCGTTAGCTGCGAAATGGTGAGTTTGCTGTAGTCCATTCCTACCCCCCTAGTTTATTCGTATGGCCTGTATGTACCCGTAGCAGTTGAGCGCAGCTCCGCTGTTCTGCCAGACCCATATTCCGAACTTCTGATTAGCCGATGCCGTCCGCACCGCCGTCTTCGACAATGTCGTAGCTGCCCCGCTTATTGCGTTACAATTCACTGTGTAATATCTCTGGTCGTTCGTGGTCGGCGATGCGGCAGATTCCTTCACGCATATGTAGCGTCTGCCCGTCGAGCTGCTCAAGAACTGGCAATTCCCCGTAAGAACCCATCTGCCCGCTGCAAGCGTTACCTCGCCGAGCAGCGTCCATGTTGAGTTAGGTATCGATACGGCAGATGAGATGGTTGTCGATTTAAAATCTCCGAGCCACGAGCAGTCCGCTGGAACCAGTGCACGGAATGTAGCGGCTCCCGCGCTGCCGTTCGGTGCCGCCAGGATGGTGTTCGCTGTGCGTGAGGCTGTTGCATTATAGATATGGCTCTCCCAGCTTTGCCATGCGCCGCTTGTGTATGGTCGATACGCAATTCCCCAGTCAGTAAGATTGAACCTGTACTGGCAAGTGGATGTACTGCCGCTACTGTCGTATCCTTGTATGTATAGGTAATTTCCTGAAACATATATATTTCCGCGAACAGTACCTGATTCCGTAAGCTGGTGATAATGAGCATAGACGCGTTCGATATTCGTAATGTTAAGGTTTCCCATATTGAGAACGCCTGTCATGGTGCCACCTGACAATGCAAGTGCACCTATATTCGCAGGTGTGAGATTCACATTACCAGTACGATAAGTTGATTCTGCGTCACCTTTAACTCCAGATACTGCGCCGCTACTCCCACCAGATACTTTAACACTTTCTGTAGCGGTTACATACCAAAACTCTGTAGCAGTTGTATCTAATACGAAGCAAGGTATAACAGGTAAAACAGATACATCTGAACTAGCAGACCATGATGTTTTCTCTATTACACGCATTTATTGCGCCTCTCTAGTTGCAGTACCTTGAATAGAAAACATACGGTAATCTCCTGATTTAACTTTTGCAATAACGTCTTCATCAGTTAACTGCACAGTAATAAACCAGCCCTCAGGCACTGACCCTTCAGGTATGCCCATAGCAGCTTGTTTATCTTTAGTCATAACAATAGATTCTACGACAGTACCTACTGAGCCGCCCTCATGATTCACACCACTATCACGGTAATCTTTCATAAATTGAATAGCCGCGTCTTCTAAATCAGATGGGTCAATAATATCTCCCTGCCAGTCTAATGGGACTGTACCATCTGCATTTTTTGCAACATTTGCCCAACCACTTACGAGACCCTTTTCAAAAGACTGCCCTTTATAGATAACAAATTCAATAGAATGCGTATCTTGCTCATGGATCCTACCTGGAAGTAACTCGCCAGTTTCTGGGCAAGGAATAGACACATCAGTCCATTCATCTCGATAAACAGAAAACTCTTCTCGAGTATCCCATTCTGTTTCAGAAATTCTATGGCTTTCCTCTAAATAAATATCACTCATTAGTTATACGCCTCCTCACCAATTCCACGGACAGTTTCGTTTTGTTCAAACACTTTTTGAGCAGTATCATCAGAATAATCTGCAGTACCATCAATTGCCATAGGTTGCTTACCATCTAACTGAGGCATTGCCATCAAGCTACGCAGATAATTATTCAGTTCAGTATCTTGTGTAATATCTAGCTGCATAGCACGAAGCATAATGGCAACTTCTTTAAGAGATGGCGTAGCAATTTGGCCAGGCACAATTCGAGGATACTCTTCCATTTCCCAACTATTAAACTCAAATAATTGAGGCACCGCTTTTTGATTAAATACATCAGCAATATTGTATAATTGCGCTTGCAAAGCATTACAAAGCATGCTTTGTTTTACATCAGCCATAGCGAAAGAACCAGCCTTGCTACCGTTGCCAATAAGTACAATATCACTAAGCATAGTAATGGCAATGCGATTATCATACCGCTCAATAACATCACCAATGTTAATTTGTCTCGATGATGGCGCATTTAATAAGCTCAACTCCCATCCAGCCGGTAAAATAATACCTTCATTAGAATCTCTACGTACAGAAGCTACAAGCTCTTCTGCCATAGCTTTTAAGGAAACCATCTCAGGATCATCCGTATCCCACAGGTCAAGCTCTTCAGGAGTTTGAAGTACTGGTAAACCTGCTAGGTCACGCTCAATGCCAATGCCCTCAATTTCTTCAAAGCGCTGTTTAAAATAATAAGGTCTGTAGGCATTGCGCAAAAGAGACTTGCCTTCTGGATTACCTCTACTGACACGAGTTCTAAATAATAACCCTTTATCAATAGGAATTCTAATTTCTTGCATGTTAGGCTCAGGCCGCTGAATAAATGTTAGCAACTCGCCAGTATCTTCATCAAACTCCCAACTATCCCAAGATGCTTGAGACCGGATGGGAAACCCTCGCCACCCAAACTTACCATCAGAGAATTTGCTTTTATATTTAGGATTGCTTTCTTTAGGGCCACGGCGTATTTTATAGAGAATCTCATGAAAAGACCACCCATACGTAAGCATAGAAAGAATCTCACTAATAGTCGCCGCCCAAGACTCTTCCATATCATCCATGCATTGCTGCAAAAATTCTGCTGCATCCTTATCTTCTTGACTATCAGAGGCAGCGTCAACACGCCATTCCGCGCCACGAATAAGCATCTCAGCAAGGTATAAAATAGCACCAACTACTGGATCATTATCTGCCATTTGTTGGTATACCTTACCAGCACGAGGCCATCGTAATTCTGGCAAAAATTCTTCATATATATTTCCAGAATTTTGGCGTAAGCCTACAATTCCAAGATGCGATAATTTTGCAGGTTGTCTAGGCATAATTTACTCTCCTATCAAAGTTTCTCCAGTATGACCCACCTATTTTCTTTTTTCCAGATGGCGCTCTTCTAACAGCAGCTTTAGCAAAATAATTAATACCATCGCTAAAAGCATCTACCATATCATCATGCGACCCATATGGAAAAGAATCTAACTCATCGAAAAATACACTTTTATTTCTACACGTACGTAGTATACAAATTTTTCCTGCTTGGCAGGCAGAAGATGCCATAGATGCTCTATCTGTTTTGCTGCCTGTTAATCTAATACCTGTAAAGTTATACCGAGGTACTACATTTCGTTTATAATGATCAATTACCATTTCACCAGAAGAACCAGGTTCTTGTTCCATTCTAATATCACACTTTACTCCATCAGACTGAGCGCACAAAGCTACAAGATTCTCTATCTCCATAGGCTTTTTACGGTCTCTAGTAATATCAAGAATATAGTAAATACCTGCATGGTATCCAACCTTAACACTTGCAGTATAGTCAGGGTCTGGATTTTTACGTTTACCTTTAGTGCCTTTATTGTCCGTAGAAGCAGTGTCCCAGCACCTAACTAATCGCATATTCTTAGGCAAATCTTCTGGGCCTATTTCAGTAAACCATGTACGTGAAAACATATCCCCAGCTTCGTGTATTTGCCAGTTACCATTAAGAAGCTGCTCACGAGTTACTGGATCAAGCTCCATTAATGACTGCGTATATTCTTCAGTATCTACATGAGGATTATCATTAATTCCTGCAGGAATAAATACTCTATCCTCTTTATTAAGAAAGAATCGCTCATAATACCAGTCGCCATACATGCCGCCAGGATTACATGTAGCTCTAAATCGTAAAGGTACTGGAATATCTACTGTCTTTCTTAGTCGACTAAATAGATACCTATAATTTACTGGATCTATTTGAGTACACTCATCCATACCAATATACTGAAACTCAGCGCCTTGGTAGCGGTAACAATCATTTGCATTTTCAAGATACCCAAATGATAGGGTAGCTCCAGAAGGAAATGTAACCTTTTTATTCTTACTGTCCCAATGCACTTCTTTAATTTTAATAAACTCAGATAACCATTGTCTAGCCATATCCATCAAAGCGCCAGGCAACTCTAAGTCTGAGTATGTTCTACGAAATAAAATTGCTGAATACCCAGGCACATCTACATACTGTAGCGCTGCCATCAATTGAGCCACGCTTTTACCACCAGAAGCCGCTCCACCATATAAAATCTCACGAACATCATCTAACAGGAGAAATGCCGTTTGCTTAGGTGTAGGCTGAAATGGGCAATACTTACTCATCCTGGGTGTTAGATACGTTGACAGTTTTTGTAAATCATCCATATTACTCTGCTTTTACTAAAATACTCAAACTACGCAGGTACTTCCACCCACATTCCGACTTTACAAGTGTTACTGTCAGATCCCCATCAGTAACAGTGACTTCGCCATCCATCATTAAAGTTAAAAATTCTGGATACGTAACAATACAAACGTCTTGAATAATTAATTTTGTACTTGGCCTTTCTGTCAATTGTACAGGCCATAAAATACAAGTAAGTAGGGTGACGGCTAAAATAACCGTCACCCATAAAAGCTGCCTTACGCCCATTCGATGCTCACTGCATCTGCAGGTTCCATACTACCCGCATAGGTATCACCAGAACCACCTGTATCATAGTTGCCAATCATTGCCGCATTCCAAGCACCACCAAGGTCATGTAACCAATACTTCACGCTTGAATTAGGAATTTCTAAAGCAATAATAGGCGACCCATCACCTGCACAACCATACTCTAAATCATTAGGATTATAACTATTAACCCAAGGAAGCCAACCAGATGCTTGAGTACATACACGATAATCCCCTACGCCTTCAATAGCAATATAACGGAGAGCATTACCCATAATACCTGCGTAGTCATCCCCAGAACCACTGGTATCATATAATCCAATCATTTCAGGAAGCCAAACACCGGAGTTAACACAGTACCTAATATTATCCGTAGGCGTAGGCGCCGGAGGAGTAGGCTGCGGACTAGGCGAGCCACTATAAGGAGGACGGAAAAATGCTGTAGCATAACTGCCCCAATTATAGCGAGTACACCGCGCTACTACGCCCTCATAGCCATTACCAGTATTGCCTTCAATAGTTCCAAAGTATCCAGAACCATTAATATCAGACCATTCTACAACACCGATATGGTCCGCCCAACCAAAATCTTGACGACCATCCCAGTTAAACAATACCCAATCTCCAGGTTGCGCATCACTATCTGCTACGCGAGTACCTTGATTTGCAACGCCCGCTGCAGATGCAGACGGAGAAAAAGGCATGCCTAAATCATGAACGCCAACAAAACTTTGATAACAAGCGCACCATGCCCAGCCTGGGTCATAGCTATACCCATTAAGGTCACACCAGTACCACTCATTAAAAATGTTGTGGTCCCCGGAAACCCCAATATATTTAGCAGCTTGCGCTAAATATTGCTCAGCAGTCGCCATTTGGTGCCTCCCATCCTTCAGGTTTGCCATCAACAAGGTCTAATGGCTCTCTATCTTGCGGCGCCTCAAGGTCGCAATCCTTTAGACCATTATCAGTTGCGCGAACAGCAAGACCATTAAATGGATCTTTTACTTGAGTTTCCATGCTATGCCTCCTTTTCTTCTATAACAACCTCGGGCTGCTTCAGCTCAGGCAAGCCTGCAATGCTCGTAAGCAGCGAGAGGATAGCTGCGAGCAGCGCTGCGCTACCAACGAATACCCAATCAACCTCGCTCATCGCGGCACTTACACCAATGGTAGCGATAGCTGCCTGGGCGAAGGTCTTAATAGCACGAATGCCTGCTGCCTTAATCCATGCTTTCCAGTCCATTTCACACCTCCTATCTCTTATACATTTGCTTTATTTCTGTGCTGAAGCACCCTCTATAAGCTTCGCAAGACCACCACTAGCGATGCTTTGAAGAGATTTGGAGTCCATTTTTGACATATCTTCAGCAACTTTCATAAGAGCATTTGCCATCTCAGGGTTACCGGAAAGTTCGGCATAAGATTTAAAATTAAGTTCCTTATAAATTAAATTAAGTATCTCATGTCGATTAGAAGAATTAAGATTTATAAAATCTTCAATAATTGGAATAAACTTTTTTGAAAAAACAGGTTGATCTATAAATTCATCAGCATCAAAAGCGTTATTTATAAGATTAAAAACTGAAAATATAAGATCAAGTTCTCGACTGTTAAATTCCGAATAAGACATTTTTACCTCCTAGGCGGTACGTTTCCAGACGTAAACCGACAGATATGGCGGCATATTCTCATGTGCAGATGACGCATTTGCAGCGGTATTATTGTTTGAATTAAATGCCGCTTTGTCGGTTACACCACCCGACATTGTGCATGCGGTCGCAGCATGATCTCCAACGCCAACATTAGTTGTCCTGGATGCTGTTGTAGCATTAGCAGTTCCGGCGCCTGTTGCTGCATCAGTTTTACCAGTAAGGCCAACTGTTGTTGTTCCAGCTGTTTCACTAGATGTGCCGCTTCCACCAGTAACACCATTGCATCCCCACCAATATTTTGCAGTAAAACTTGCAGCAGCAAGAGATGGACCATTAGACCTTGCAAAATAAATACAGTTACTATTTGATGCTTGCCTATAGTTTAATGCAGCGCCTCCTGCCGTGCTAAGAGTATGTTGATGGCTGGCAGGTGCCGTATATTTGAACACAGGCTGCGTAATACTGTGTGTAAACTTAGGCGTAGTTGCTTTAATTGTGTGAGCGTGGCCATGCGCAGGTATGCTATGGAGATGCGCTGGCACGCCGCTCTGCGCAGCCGTCAGCGTGACAGTCGCCGCACCACCTGTATTGCCCGCTGCCTGACTTGCACCAGAGCTACCGTTATCCGTAGCGGCAAGCAGAAAACTTCCTGTAATGCGCTCCCACGTGCCACCAAACAACGTAGACGGATCTGTAGAATTGACAGACATATAAATGCTACCAACTGGATATATCTCATCAAAATGTGTATGCGATTGCGGAGCGAAGAATGTTTTACATTTCGTCCAGAACTCAGTAATGGCCGTTGTGCCTGCTACTGTCATTTCTTCTCCTTACACGCAAATAGCATCAACTTCAGCAGCAGTCATTTCTACGATATTATTCTGTACTACAGTAAAGTCAGAGGCCTCATAGCTGGTACCCTTGTCATTAATAGCAAAAACCATATCTCCAACTTCACAAGTTTGGCCCACATATGTACCAGCAGTACCAATAACCCAATACCACCCATTAACATATGCCGTAGAACTAATATCAGTATTAGTATTAGCAATACCCTGAAATGATGTTGCCCCTGTTACTTGGCTAGCCACAAATGATGCAACGGCGGCTGTAGTAGGAACATCAGTGGACGTACTGCCTGACGAGATAGACGTATCTACTCCTAATAATGCAGCAGCACCAAACAGATTACCCGCGCCATTAGCTGTTGCTCTATTTACTGGTGTGGTATCTAATAATGTTACTATATCCATCGCTGTTGCTGCTATTGCAGCATTTACATGCCCAGTATTGTCATTTGTAAATTTATACAATTGCCCAGTAGAATGCTCCGTATAGCTTGGATGTGTATAATCATTAGCCCCTACTTCAATACCGTCTAACTTGCTATACATATCTGCAGTCATAACACCCGCTGATGATGATGTAGCAGCACCGATAGTAGCAGCACTACCTAAGCTATCTCCAGCATTATTTTGTAGTTGAATAGAAATAGTAGTAGCCGTAGTAGATGTGCCTAACTTACGCCCAAACCATGCTTTACATTTTGCCCAAATTTCAGATACTGCTGTTGCACCTGCTAATGACATACTAGTCCCTCCTAATCATCGGTAAGTAGTGCAGCTGTTTGTGCTGCAGTTAATTCTGGAGCGGAAATCTTACTGTCCTCTATCTCTATATTTGCTCCAGGTTCAATTATATCAATTACTTGTAAACCTGCATGTAATTCAACGCCTCCTATAGAAGGCTTATTATATAACATATTATAGTCTAAACTAGAAACCGCACTACCACGAGCGGTTGCTTTAGAAGTCTTATAATAAGCAACAACGCTAGAAGGCCTCTCTTGAGTAATAATACGTGTGGCAGAACTTTGCGCTACAGCAGAATGCATGGAATTTTGTACGGATACTTTTGGCGTAGCGCTATGCGCAGAAGCCTGTGTATTCCTATGATTAAGTACTACTGTATCCATCTATGCACCATCCATAGCATATGTATCAAATACTGTGGCTGTTCCATAAACTAAACGGCACTCTCCGATAAATAGATCCCATACCCATGTGCCAGTATCAATACTACTGGTTAATGTACCTGGAATATTTACTCGTACTATACCTTCTACGGCATCAGATAAATCAATGCAAGAATCTAAAATAACATCTTCATGATCTTTACGTTGTAACCTGCAATGCCCGGTATCCCCAGAGTGATCTATTGGGTTCCCTTGCTCATCTTCGTGAATAATCTCAAAAGATAATGCTTGGGACTGCGCCAATTCTAAGTTAGCATTTAAACATCCTTTTTGTCCTAGCGTCTGAGTCATAAGCCCTCCAAGTGTTAGCTAACCGTCCCTTTTCTAACTACTTTTATCCCTACTACTAAGTCCATTGATGGCTTAGAGCCTTTAGCTTTTATAATATTTGCAGTAGTACTTCCCACAATCTTAGCAGCGGCCCAAGTATCTTGCATAGGAGTAGTCGTATTATCTACTGGGAATACCTCAATATCATATAGCGCAAAAGGATAATCCTCTTCAAAACTATATGTCCATCCATCCCAATCTGATGTAGCTATAGTTACTTCATCATATATAACAGTATAACTTGCCGGACCCGCAGGCCCAGTTGGGCCAATTGGACCTGTTGGGCCAGTAGGTCCTATTGGTCCCGTTGGCCCCGTTGCACCTATGACTAAACCAAGATCCATATGTTACCTCCACTGAAAGTTGCGTATAGCATGTCCACATCTAACAGCATTATCTGCATACACCGTATACCCTAATTGTGCTGCTTGATTACTGAACCAGTTATCCTCACTTAACAAAGTACCATCTTTGTACTCGATATACCTAAACCAAGGATACTCAAATGTAGGGATAATATCTGTACGAATTAGAACACACCCATATCCGCCACCTTTAACTTCAAACTTAGCTTTAGGCATATTATCAAGCTCATCAAAAGTATACCTATTTACAAAGTCATGATGCCCAAGTTTAAATAGCTCTGCAAAACCATCTTTAGTATTCTTACGTGGATAAATGCCTAAGCAAATATCTAAAGCCCCATCTAACATACTAATTAAAGTATTGTCTGGTACAATAATGTCACTATCTATCATTAGAATATAATCAAAGTTATACTCAATTGCCTCTTTAGCAAGCTCATTACGTGCCTTAGCAACGCCGTATCCTTTTACAAAGTCAAATTGGCACATAACTCCTTCAGGAATCTGTAAACCATAAATGGACTTAAATGTTTCTGGATAAATTGTTTCATATGTAGGAACACCAATTAAGACCTTCATGAATGCCTCGCTTTACGGTGCTCTAAAAATATATCTACATCCATTCCAACCTTTTCATCCATGTATGTTTTCGTTCTATGATTACCCCCACGTGTAGCATATAGCTCATATGCTTCAAGTTTTTCATCAATATCAAAGTGATCATCATATATGGCCATACGAAGTGTAATTAAATCAATTTTTTCACGCTCTATACGCCATGCTGCCTCTTGTTCTGCGGCTTGTTTGTGCGCTGTATTTATTCCTTTAATCTTTGAAAGCAAATAACCAATAATAGCACCACATAAAGTAGTAATAATAGAGCTAACAATTAAAGACATAATAGATTCTGACATAATGCTCCTAAAGTAAAAACGGTGTAATACGCGCGGGTGAGGTATAACTTAATGGCTTAACTTTTAAGTACTGATTAGAAAGAGTCGTTACTCCTAAAGAATCACATAAAGGCACGTAAATAGACATCGGAATAAATAGATAATATCGATAACTTGTATCTGTTATAGCTCCTATACTAACAGATGCAGAAGAACTTGTAGAAGTTTTAGAAGGCCCATAAAATACTTTTATAGTACAACCGGTAGAAGAATCATAAGCAGCAGACCAATCAATTAAATCTGCAAGATTAAGTTTAGATAAATATACTAAGTAATGACTTCCAGTTTGCAACGTTCCAGTAAAATATGGAGCTGCTTGTAAAAAGTAAAAAGATGCCCCAGCAAATAATTCTCCTGTACTTACGGTAAAGTATGTATATAAGAGACCTCCTTGAAGATAATAATCATCTAAAGTACAATCTACTGCAAACCGACCAACTAAACTATTAGAAGTACTAGTTGGATTAGCTACATAATCATCTAGTCCATCTTGACTAAAGAGTGCTATTATACTATCTAAATCTAACCCTGCTGTATAAAATTCTGCTGAAGTGCATAACGCTGTCAAAGAACTTTCATAATAATACTCTTGTGTAGAAGAGTCTTTATATTGAACTAAAGAGCTTAAAGGAGTACCATCAGCAGTGCACAAATCATACTTAAAGCTTACTGGAGCTACAACAATACCTGATGATGCTTTAGTAGGTAGCTTAGTAATTTTACCATACCACCCAATAGGACCAAGAATATTACTAGACATATAACTAAAGCTATACGGAAGCTGCGCAAAAATTTGTGGAACGCTAATTCCCACTAGAAATCACCGCCACTCTAGCAGAAGGAATAATATGTGGCTCAGGAAGCAAATCAACATATGCATTGCTTATATCTACGCCGTATGTTGAGCTAATTTTAGCGCGCAAGCCAGAATGAATTATGCCAGGTAAAGAAGCCCCATTTTTAGTAAGCTGGAATGAAACTAATGATGTACCAGATACATTAGTAACTTGGTAAGGCCCAGAAGTACTTGAAATAGTAGCCCAGTCTATTAAAGAAGCAACATCCCAAGGAGAAAGCATTAAAGTAGCATTCTTATTATGATAGTAGCTTATAGGATACCCAATTACTGCATAAAAAATAATATTAAGATGTAAAAAGGGCTCTGCTAAACATTCACATAATATACTGCTTAAAAAAGAAGCAATAAATCGTGCAGAAGTGGTGTAACAAGGTATCTTTACTTTATCTAACGCTGCAATATTTTTAGAAGCCGCTCCCCAAACAGTAGAATAATCCCCTACTGTCTCTGTATTGAAAACACGCACCCTATCATTTACCTGCAACGGTGTTCCATCACTTCGTGTAAGAGTATTACTTAAGCAAAATAATGCATCCGTTTGTATTGCAGCTCCTTGAGAAGTCGTTACTTTAAAATAAAAACCATGTTGGGTAAGCTCTGTAACTACTCCACTATATCCATCCGCATAAGATAAAACGTCAGAATCAGTACTATGCGCTGTTACAATATATCTTGGCTGACTTCGTATGCTTTTTACTATTACTGCCATCAGTCCACCATACTTTGCCTACATATACGCCGCCAATTAAATATAGTATTCATACGGTCTTGACTAAATGTAGGAAGCTCCAACATAAACTCACGCCACTCCTGGTCTGCCTTAGCCTTATTGCATTCTTCACAGGCGGGCACAATGTTTGCTAATTCATCTTTGCCACCAGCACTCTTTGGGATGAGATGATCTGCAGTCAACTTTTTCCCAGTAGCCCCACAATATGCGCATGCTCCATTAAAGTAACTAATGCAGCTTAACCAAGCCCAATCCGGTATATACCTACAGCTCATTCCAACTCATCCCGTTATACACTTGATACTCAGGCTCACTAAACCAATGACTCTGACCAGCATAGTGGATAATACTTGGAGTAGAACACCGCTCAGTAAACCTAGTTACATTAAATCGACTCGGCATCGGCGCAATATATCCTTGACAAAGATAATTAAAAACATCTTGGTCAACAAAGGTGAAGTACTGCCGATTCAATACGTCCAACACCTCTTGCGCCTTACCCTCACGTAGCTTCTTCAAATTGTACATCGCCACGCCAATATTAGTATAAATCAGACCATCCCGGCATCTATGCGGCTCGCGCACAGCGCTGAAGTAGTTATCCTTCAGCTCATAGTCCCAAATCTCATCAATGTTCTTAACACAAATAGTGTCAATGTCCAACGACAACACCTGATCTACGGGCAAGATAAAACACAGCGCCGCTCGTAACATCGCAAACCACGTAAAGTGAGTCTTCATGTTAGGCCCATACGGGTTGAAGTACTCATCCTTGAGGCCCGAGCAGTCCATCACCGTCACATTGTCCGGCACCTCATAATTAAACTTACCCTCAGTCAGTAGCCACACATGATCTACGGAGCTATTCTTGAGCAAGCTCTTCAACGCAGGGATCATAGCATGGTAGATCTCTTTGCTCCCAGAGTACACGACATATTTACCGTCCATCACAGACTCCTTATAGCGCGTAGCCCTGCACCTCAATAGGCGCATCCGCCCGCGACACCTCGACTGTCTGACTCACCTTAAGCACCCCAGCATTAGTCAGGATGTCCACGACTTCCATAAGCCCCGCCTCATTCAAACCGCCGCGAGGCCCAGGCAGGGCATTGACACTTGCATCCGGATCAACAAATAGTCCTTGCGGCGCAGCGACAGGAGACCATGCCTCCACGTCCTCAGCAGTAGCGCGCTCAATGTCATCCATCATGTCACGTGAAGTGCTCTCAAGACGCTGCGTCTCCTTGAGGATGCTCACAAGCTCATTAGGCGTCACATCAAACGGGTCAAAGGCCTCGATGGCTTGCATAGCCTTCTCTCGCATCAACTTGCCCATCTCAATATGCTGCTCCACCATCTCCTGGCGACTATGCCTTAACTTAGCGGTCTTCTCTGCAGTGACTTCCCTAATCCAACTCTGCAACCTAGCGCCCCAGGTCCACTTGGTATAAGCACGTTGCACAGTAGCTACAGAGACTCCCGTGCTAGAGGCCGTCTTACTGACTGTAGGCCGCACCTCAGGCCACAGCTGCATATACACCTGCCACAGCTCATACTCAGCATTGCTCTCACCGGGCTGCTGCTCCCACAGAGGTATGCCTTCCTCTAACGCGCGCTCCAGCCACCCCTCATTATCCTTCTTGCTTTGGCATATCGCCGCAGAAGCACTTTTAGCGCAAGACCTACAGAGATCCCTATCAGAATTGCTGCGCTCTACATCAACGCTAAATAGTTTTTTACATTGTTTACAACGTTCGGACACGCTAATCACCTCACCTATTATATTATACGTAAGTAGTAGAGCTCTTTTTATTAGGAGGCACAGCGGCGCATTATCTACAGGCTGGTTGTTTATTTCCTTGTAACAAGTATGTGATACAGGAGTTATAAAGTACCCTATATTTCTATACTTAGTACCTGTTACAAGGCTATACAAGCAATAATAGGCTATTTCGTTCCTTAGAATCTACAACCTAGCTCTTATTCGGCTCTTCGGGCTTTCCGCGGTACCTTATTGCTGAGATTCTGTCTGTATATGTATAGGTGTACATGTATAGTTATGTGTCCGGGCCGCCGCGCTGCCTATCTTGACAATATAATACTGGGATATTTACAATAATAGGTTAATAAAGTAAGAAAGTAGTAAACATTACTAAAGAGGTAAAGTAACAAGTACGATACATATAGGTATTACGAACAATCAGTGAAGTAATACCTATATGTTTTGGGTATTGCGAAGCAATCCGCGTAGCAATACCCAAAGGAGGTTCTCTTGCTACTTCTCTTTAAAGAGAAGTACGTTCTCTCTTGCTACTTCTCTTGAATAAGAGAAGTAGAGCCGGTGGAGCCGGCTATTTGTTAGTGAAGAGTAAAAGAAAGGGAGACTAGCGGTTAAGCTAGCCTCCCAAGAGAGGGGGTTGTGACGGCTACTTGCCAAGTTTGGCTTTCAGCTCTTCAAACTTCGCGAGCTCTTTCAGGTCGTCACGATGCTGCATCCACTGTGCAAGCTTGGGGAGGATCTCGTCGTGACGTGCTGGATAGAGGGTCTTTGCAGACTGGAGAGACTTGACAGCTTTGACAGACGTTGGGTAATCGGCTGCAGCAATCTCAGCGTCGTTCCAATCAAAGTAGTGCTTCTGGCTGAAGCGTTGCTGCTTCATCGCATCAATACTCGCGTACTCGGCTGCAAACTGTGCTTTCTCTTCTGCAGTCTTGGCACGACACTTGCGAGAAGCGAGACGCTTCAATTCGCGGTTGAGCTCAGTGAGGCTGGCTGTCGTGGCGTCGAAATTCTTGCTGGTCATGATACTATCCTTTCTGTCGTGAACAACCTTTTGTTGTTCGATGATTGGATTATAACATGTTGTGAGCGAATGGAAGTCTCGTCACAAATTATTCACAAATAATTTTCTGTTCTTGAAAAATATTTGTGAGTAATTTGTGAGGAGGCTGGAATGAGGGAGCAATATGTTAGGATACAAGAATCGAATGGCAAAAGGGTGTTTATGGCAGAAATAGCATTGTGAACTTTGCATGATTGGACGACACGACAGACACTCACTGAGCGAAGCTGCGAGTAAAAACGTCTAGCATGTTAAGTCGTGGCAAGGCTGTAGAAGAGGAAGAGGTTGAGCGAGTATTGATAGATGAAGCAGCGCAATGAAGGAAGAAGTATTTGATGAACGCTGAGATTGAAGATACGATGTAACGTCTGTCAAAGATGGCAAGGCTAGTGCAGTATGAATAACATATCTAGTACGTAAGACGAGAGACTCACTAAGCTTGTGCTGTATGTAAGTGACGTAACAAGAACGAGAAGTTTGAAGAGATGAAAGACTGGTGCAGTGGAGGTACACACTCTTGAGGTATGGCTGCGAGTATACGCTGGTCTACCTTTCTGCAATCAAACGAAGTTTGGTTGCAGAAAGTCTCTCTTGCTTCTTCTCTTGATAAGAGAAGAAGTCTCTCTTGTTACTTCTCTTGAATAAGAGAAGTAATCAATTCTCTCTTGGTCTCTTCTCTCTACTGATCTTGTAGAGAGAAGGACTCATACTACAGACTGGTCTTGTCTGTATTACACTTCGAGCGAAGCGAGGGCAAGGCGATAGCCGGCAGCGAAGCTGTGCGTTCTCTGCTTACTCTCTATTAAGAGAGTAAGACGGTTTCTCTGCTCCTCTCTTTTATAAAGAGAGGAGGCTGCCGGCAGGCTAGGGCCCAGCAATCCAAATGTTAGCCAAAGCTAACATAACACCGCTAAGTTAACCAAAGCTAACATATACAACTGAAAGTTAACCACACCTAATAATCACTGCATAAAAGCCCAAATATATGCGACACCGCATAAAAGCCCAAGTATATGCAGCGCTGCATAAAAGCCCGTGCGGATCTGAGCAATCACTGCATAGACCCGCAAGGATCTGAGCAATCACTGCATAGGCAGGCTACCGCGCGGCGACTGCATAAATGCGCCTAACTGATTAGTACTACGAATTGTAGATAGCCACATAAAAGACCATGCAGTTGCCTTACAGAATATAAAAATTGTTGCGCAACATTTGCGAATACTATGTACGCGGTAGCACTCAAGCGATATTATATAATTGTTCACAGGGTGAGCGAAAAATAAGTAGCCACCCGCAGTCGAGCCGCAGAAAGGCCCAAAGTGGGCCGCGGTTCAGAAAGGAGCCAGAAATGACC